TGATATCGGATATTCATGAACAACTCCATTTGTGTCAATACTCAATAAGTTAGGGTCAGATGTATTTGACGTTAACCCTGTCATTGTTAATGTGGTTGCGGTAAGTCCACTCTCAACAATAATATTGCTGAGGTTTCCATTTCCGTTTAATTGTGGAAATCCGTATGGCTGATTCGCCTTATCTAATGTTATTATTGTTTTCATTAACTATAATTTCTTATTTCAATTGGCATATAATTTAATTCTCCTCTTGGTGAACCAGAAGAGTCAGTCATACTTAAGAAAACATCAAATCCGCTATATAGGTTGTATAAATATTGTCCTGAATCTGTAGCTAACATTAATCTATTATACCCTTGTTGAGCAATGGCTTGGGGATAACCACCTCCAAAATATGTAGCTGAAAATCTATTAATTAAATTTCCATTAACATCTAATCTCGCCAAACCATTCACTGACTCATCACCATCAAATACCCTGCTAAACGTTCCTCCGATAACCAGTAAATCACTTGGTTCAAGTGCCATACACGATATAGGACTATTAGGTTGTATAACATAACTACTATCAGGAGTTCCGTTAGATTCCAATCTACATAGATATTGATAAGTAGTGTTTCCGTTTAGTGTGGTAAATTGCCCACCAACCAATATCTTTCCATCAGATTGAACCGCAATTGTACTTACTGAATTATCAAACCCATTGTTATCACCTGTTGATATTAAGTTAGTGTAGAACGCTGTGTCCTCAGTCCCGTCAGAGTTAAGTCTAACTAAATAATTTCTTGTATTTCCGTTTAATGTTGTAAAACTACCGCCAACTAATATCTTTCCGTCAGATTGAATTACAATAGTCTTAACAACTCCTCCATTTAACCCAGAGTTATCACCGGTTGACCTTAAATTAGAATAAAATATTGTATCTTCAGTTCCATCAGAATTAAGTCTTACACACATCTGTCTACGGATTGAATTAAAATAATTAAATTCACCCCCAACTAATATCTTTCCATCAGGTTGGACTGAGATTGTATATACTTGACTATTAAAACCTGTGGTATCACCAGTTGATGTTAAGTTTGTATAGAACGTATCATCTTCAATTCCATCAGAATTAAGTCTAACTAAATAATTTCTTACATTTCCATTTAATTGAGTAAATTGACCACCAACTAATATCTTTCCATCAGATTGAGTTTCAATTGTATTTACTTGGTTATTAAATCCAGCCGCATTTCCTGTTGATATTAAATTTGTATAGAATGTGGTGTCATCTTGACCGGATGGATATATTCTAGTGATATAACTTCTATATTGACTATTGTAATATTGAAAATTACCTCCAGCTAATATTTTTCCATCAGATTGGACTGATAATGTATATGGTATACCATCAAAACCATAATTAAAATAATACGGAACTAAGTAGGAAAAACTCTCAGCTTCAGTTTGATTTGCATATGATATAAGACAATTGGTATTTCTTTCTATGGTTGGAGTTCTAAATGCTGCAACTTTTGATGGGTCAACAGCATTTAAAAAATTAAAATAATATCTACTTGAATCATAGTTACCCCAACAGAATGATGTATCATATCCTAAAGTGTTTGATAACAAGGAATATTGTATCGGATTTCCTAAAGGAGTTATCTCCGTACTAGAACCCCAATAACTTGGTGTTGTCCCAGTTGCAATAAAAATACAATCATTCTCATTGATAATTCCTGAAATAACATTTGCAACATTAGAGAAATCATCTCCAAGATAACTGGTAATTTTGTATTGTTCTCCAATTTTTAATAAACCACTATATAATGCAGTTGTATCAACTTGAATTAATTTGGCAACATATGTTTTAATTGCGTTACCGGCGACATTTGTAGAAGAACCATTATTATCGGTTATTTGTAGTAAATTATTACTACCAATTCCCAAAATAGATTTCCCAATACTACTTGATGCCGGAAATGTTGATTGTTTATCTAATTCTATGTAACTTGGCATATATTTTATATTTTATTTTATTCTATTATTCCAGGACCCGTTATACTACCATAATTATAAATAACCCCTCCAACTTTTAAAGTCCCATTTACAATTATACTTCCATAATTATATAGGTCTCCCAATATGTAATAATCGGCATCAGTATCAACAATAAATACACTTGTACTTAATACCGTTAAGTCTGCCGGATTAAAAATTGATTCGTTTATTTGTATTGTATCTGTTGCTCCTGAATGAGTTTTGTTTCTTAAAAATGGAATTGGTAATTTATGAACAACTCCACTTCCATCTATTGTTAATACTTCAGTATCTGTTGAAGTTTGAATACCCTCTAATCTTAATGGGTCGGTTGCACCTGATACGTGTAATGTATTTGTGGCATTTGAGGTATTAATACCAACACTGCCCCCACTCATTACAAGTGTATCAGGATTTGTTGATGAACTAAAATTAAGTGTATATGAACTTAAATTAACAATTCTATTACCTGATAATGCGCCATCACCACTATATAATGTTGTTGGAGTTAATGCCGATAAACCTGTTATTTGATTACCATTTACACTTCCAGTACCACTTAATGTTATTGTTCCATTAGAATATGTTCCGCCAGTAACGGCATTAATAGTTGTAGTTGTTGCACTTGTACCATTTGATGCAACGCTTAATACGTTTGCTGCTGACAATGTTGTTGCCGTAACATAACTGAATGTTCCTGCAGTTAATGATGTTGCATCATTTTTGGTTATTGTTAATATACCTGTTGATTGGTTATAACTAAATGCCGATATACCCGTTCCACTTTGTGATGGTAAATTATAGTATGTTGTTGCGGATATTGTGTTAGCGGTTAGACCACTCTGAAATATAGTTGCTCCTGTTACAGTTCCCCCACTTAATGGAAGATATAATCCTGACACAGACGTTCCAGTATATGCTGATAAACTTATTGTAAATGCTGAATATTGGTCTGTTCTATTTTGAGATAATGTTATTGTGTTTGAACTTAAAGTTAAACCCGTAACATAAGTGTCTGGGTCAATTGGTAAATTATAATAAGTTGTTGCAGATATTGTATTTGCCGTTAGTCCTGATTGGAATATTGTATTTCCTGTCACAGTACCACCACTTAATGGGAGATACTTTCCTGTAACATTATCAGGTAAATTATAGTATGTTGTTGCCGATATTGTGTTAGCGGTTAAACCCGATTGGAATATTGTATTTCCTGTTACTGTTCCTCCACTTAATGGAAGATAATCACCTGATGATGAGGTATTACCCGTGTATGCGGATAAACTAATTGTGAATGCTGAGTATTGGTCGGTTCTATTTTGTGATAATGTAATAACATTATTATTTAAACTAAAACCGGTTACTTTTGTATCTGCACTATCGGGTAAATTCAAATAAGTTGTTGCCGATACAGTTATGGCGGTAAAATTATTTACAATAATTGTATTACCTGAATATGTATCCGCAGTTATACTACCGGCAGAAATATCGGCAGCATTTTCAATATGAAGAGTAGTTGCAGATATTGTGGTTGCTGTGATTCCTTTTGCGATAACATAATCTGTTGTAACGTCACCTGTAACAGTAATTCCGGATTGGTTATATAACCTACCCGTCATTGTACTACCACTTATCTCAACAAAATTACCTGTAGATGAACCTGAAATAGGCCCCCAAGCGGCATTACCTGAAGCGTCAGAAGTTAATACATATCCTACCTGTTGATTACCATCATTATAAGTAAACGCCGCACCACTTATTGTTAATCCTGAAGAAAATATAGGATTAGAGGGTACTCCACCTCCAACGCGATATACAAAACCTGTATTAACATCAGATTGAAGTATGTAATTATACGAGTCTTTAATTAACTGACCTGAAATATTTGACATAGTGTAATTTTACTAATATTTGGTTATTTGTAAATCAATCATAATTTAGTGATAATTGAGTCGCCAAACTATAAATATGTTAGTGATTAAGTATTTTACTTTTTTATAGTTATGTTTTAATATATTTAAAGTATGAGTTCTATTTGTTATAGCTGGGATGATACCCCCTTTACGTGGAAAGAAACACCATTTACTTGGAAGGAAGGTTGCGTAATTGAAAAACTTATTAGTTATGGAACAACAAAAGTTAAGGACAGATTAAAAAAATTAACTGATTCTGAAAAACAAACTCTTATCCGTTTGTTTGTTAAATTAAATGTTGATGAGATAGTTTTTGAAACAAATGTAAATAAAAATAAAAATAAAAAAGTTAAGGTAAAATTAAAAGATGTTGAGATTTTAATGAAAGAACAAAAATTTATTAAAGTCAACATTAAAATTAACGAATAATAGTATATTTATATCATATGGCATACAATTTATATACTGACAAACCAAACAAATTCAATTGTAATATTGAAATTGAAGGAACTTCCTTAGCAAAATCTAAAGTAAGACTAGTAATTGAAACAAATGAAATGTCTTATATGTTTAATGGTACCATTGAAAACACTGGTATATGTGAAGTTAATATTCCGAAAACTAAACATTTTTTACCTGAAGGAACAAAAGGTAATATCAGATTGGAAGTAATTGCCGATGATGTTTATTTTGAGCCGTGGAACTCAGATTTCAATGTTAAAACAAATAAAAAGGTAAATGTGGTTGTTACCGAACAAGTTGAAGACAAACCAAAATTAAGGGTTCAAGTGTTTGAACAACCAAAAGAAAGTTCAAAACCAAAAATTATTGAGTCTAAAGTTGAAAAACCAAAAACATTTCAAATGACAAAATCACAACTACTTAATAGATTTAAAACAAGACATTAATAAAAATATAACCCTCTTAAATGAGGGTTTTTTATTATCTACAATCAGGACAATCCGGATTTAATAAGTCATATTTGGTTTGTAAAATCCTAAAGTTGTGTTTTATTTGTGCGGCATTTAATGGTTCATTATACATTCTAAATGAACTTATATCACCAATTAAACTTCCTGCAAAATATTCTTCAAGATAAATGTCGGTTTGTAGTCCCGCATATTCGGTTTCATTTAAATCTTTTGTGGGTAAACATTCTGGGTCTTGTTGTGAAGTATAAAAATATTGGTCAGTTGGACATCCTAAAAAAGTTAAATTGTCGTGTAAACCCTGCGTCCCACCACCTAATGAAATATTAAAAGGAACACCAATTTGTTTTTCTTTTTCTGTGTTTAATGGTCTAGGTATTATTTCTTCAAAATCATCAATAATAAAGAAAAGTTTTCCATTAACATAAATTTTAAATTTACCTTTTCTATAATCTTTTTCATTAATCCATTTCTCATTCATATTAACAACTTCTGTTTTTGCAGGATTAGTTTCAGTAATTAAACTAACACTATTGTTTGCTGAAGTCGCCGTAAAAACTTCTTTAACTATCAAGGATAAACCCCCCTTATATTTTAAATCACAAGTGTCTAACCATACATCTCTAACAAAAACCGCATCAATTTGAACCCAATGCTCAGTAGTTGCATAATTTGTGTCAACACAATCATCAAAAATTCCACTTGTTGAACACCATTCAGTTAAAGATGTTCCTGTGGTATATGTTAACCCTGTTGTTGAACAAGAACCCGTTGTTTCGCATCCACCCGTTATTCTATATGTTTTAACACATATTCTTGGATTTCCTGTATCACCACTTAGTCTTATTGAAAGAGCGTTTGATACACTATCAAATAGTGGGTCTAGTTGTTCTGTACTTGCGGTTATAGTTAATCCACAACCACAAGAGCACATATTATTTGTTGATGTAATTGCTGATTGTTGATAAACGTGATTACAAGATGAAGAAGTATTTGCAGAATTTGAACATCCACAAGTTAATAAACAATCTAAACCATCTGTTGTTCTAAAAAAACTATTGTCTGTAAATGCTGTTAAATTTCTTGTTGTATCTCCGGCAATAAATTGGTAAGGACAAGGAGATGAGAATGGCATATCTTCAAAAGCGTAAGGGTTATTAATAAATGTTCCGCCAGAAAATCCGTTCCATAAGGTTGTTGCCGAACTATCTAATGTTGTTGTATAAGGAACATATCCAGGGTTTTGAAATTGTTCTCTACCCGCAATTATTGTATGAAGATTATTTGGCGCGACTAATACCATACCAACGTCACCAGGGTATTGATGAAAATAATTAACTAATGTTAATGATATATTATCAATATTTTCAGTTATACCTGTAATGGTAAATGTTATTGGATATACTGATGCAGGAACATTATCATTAATAATAATATTAGTTTGATTTGAATTAAAATTTTCACAAACACCAGATTGACATATTGTTAAAATAACAGAATCAATACTTCCTGTATCCGCACCTTCAAAATCCTGAACAAATAAATTCCAAGTGCCGTTAAAATCTAACTTAGGTTCACCATTAGCGAAATGATAAAACTTGTTCTCAGCTCTAGCACCCATATAAAAGAATGTTCCTTTATTTTCAGGATACCTAACATTTAAACCAACATCAGTATTACCTGTCCATCTATACCTTAACATAAATTCAGTACTCCATCCCCAATTAAACCTCTCAGGTAATACTTGATAATCATACTCAGCCAATTTATAAAATCCTTGATAAAACCCCCCATTTAACGTCACATATGTCCCAATACTATCATTTGTTGTACCTGTAGTTAAATTATAATCATATGAATTGTCATTATATATTCTGTTAATTGGTGTCGTAAATCCACCAATTGGGTGCATTTTAAACCTTTTATCATAAAAATATCTGTTATATATTTGACTTTCATAGATATATAACCCACTATTAACTTCTATTGTTTCACCTGTAAGACTTTGAACTAACCCATTATCCACACCTGTCAACCCAACATCGCATAATTGAGTTGTTATCCCACAATTATAAAAGTCTATACCATCAGGATTCCAATAATTTTCAGAAACAATAACATCCGACTCAAAATCACCACAACCAATACAAATGGAAGTTTCTTTACTATTAAAGTCAAATTTTAATGGCATCCTGTTGCCATCATAGTCTGCAATGAGATATGGTGAAAAAATTACTTCATCATCATAGTCTTTTTCATCAGACGCCAATGATATATCTGAAATCTCATTAACTGGTTTTAGATATAATTTATTAAAATTATATTGATTTATATTTTGATATGCCATAGAATATAGATAAATACTTTTTTTTCGGGTATTTATATTAAAAGGAAAAAAATGATTATTAATAATAAAGAATTTTATTCATCTCCCTATTACTTCTTTTTAAAAGAAACTAAAGATAAATATTCTTTATATTTCTCTGTGGAGGATACTTTAACCGAAGCAAGAAAAAAAGATGAAGTTGTTCACTTCAAAAAAGAAAAAGAAGGTGATGTAAAAAAATATTTAAAAAATACCATAAAAGGTAAAAAAAAGAAAACAACTAAAAATGTTAAGGATGAATTGGAAGAATTAGTTAATGCCGATGGAGCAATTAGTAATTCTAAAATTCCAATCTTAGACCCAAAGATGCACCCAAGAAAAACCATGGACCAAACAGTCGCAGCAGCAAGAGTCACTAACGACCCTTGGACTCGCGGTTATAGAACCTACTTTGGAGAATCTGAAGAACTGGAAGAAGTTGATATGTCAGATGCGTTTGGTTATGAAGAGACAGAAGATATGGACGGAAAAGAAACCTTTAAATATTTTGTTAAGAATTTGGGATTAAACCCAGATGAAGCAAAAGAAAGGGTAAAACAAAAAGGACAAGACCCAACAGGGAAAAAAGATAAAAAATCAAAATATTATCACGACAAAAATTTTGTTACAAGAGCAACATTATCTGAAATTCAAAAACAAAAAATGATTAAAGTTCTTGAAGATATTTTAGTTAATAAAAAAAGTTCAGACTCTGATGTTTCAGAAAAAGAACCAAAAGTTTCAAATATTGTTAAAAAGAATTTAAAAACATTAAAAAAACAAGCAGAAAAAGAAGGACTTTCAATTTCTGAATTAATAAAAATGTTAAAAAGTGAATAAAGAAATATACGACGATAGTGTTGAATTCCCCGTTGATAAGAGGGAACATATGAAAAGAAATTTTCATAAAGTTAAAGGTGCGAATGAAAATACTGAAGGATTTAAAAGAAATCAAGAATTACAATCTCAATATACAATAACCTATAAACAATTAAAAAGAATCAAAAACTTCTTTGATAATTTTAAAGGTAACCATAAAGACCCTTCATACATATTAAATGGTGGGATTGAAATGAAACATTGGGTTGATACTCAGTTAAGACAGATGAGAGAAGGGATTCATATGACAAAAAATAATAAGTCTGAAACAGGGATGCAAAACCAACATATAAAACCTCACGAAAAAACTTTTGGTAATGTGAGACATTCTCAAGAACATTTAAAGACTGTTGATAAATATAATACGGCAGTTACAGAAAGTTTAAAACGAATAAATGAATTAATATCAAAAATTTAAAACTATGGCAAATGAATTAGCAATTGACTTAAGTCAAGATGTTGCAAACCAATTAACAGCGGTTGCAGATAGAGAAAGGTCAAAACTTTTACCAAAGAATGAATATATCGCAACTGCCGATGAATATTCTGCAACAAACCCAAACGCTATCGCTGATGGTGATTCTAAAGGTAGAGGAACAGGAGTATTTCTTGATGTATATAACCAAGCTGTCGGAACAAGAGAAGATGTTCTTGAAAGAAGAATGGAATTAAGAGTGAATACATATAGCTCATCTAACACATACCCTAACTTTCAAATATAATGAAATTTAAAGACACACTTAAAGATTTAATTTGTGAAGTTGCTTCTATGGATAAAGTTATAGACGCAATTAAAAATAAGCAAATTGTTCAAATGTATTATGACGGAGATGAACCAGGTGGTAAAGGTATTCGTCAAATTGAACCTGTGTGTTTAGGTGTTAGTAAACAAGGAAATAAAGTTTTAAGGGCCTGGGACCAAGAAGGGGCTTCACATAAAGCATATAAAGGTGAAAAACCTTTACCAAGTTGGAGATATTTTAGATTGGATAAAATTTTAACTTTTTCACCAACCGGAGAAAATTTTACAGAAATGAGACCAAATTTTAACGCAAATGGTGACAAAAGCATGAAAAGTATTATACTTATAGCACAATTTTAAATTTATGAATGAACAAGAATTAATGCAAAAATTAGCCATATCAAAAGCGATAATGGATAAAAGCGAAACAATAAAGAAGGGGTCATTACCCCCAACAAGTCTGCAGGAATATGCAATGCCTGAAGCAAAATACAATATCCCTGAAGGTATGTTAGAACAATCTCAAAATTCTTATATACCTCCAACCAGACAAATGCAACCAATAACTACAGATGCCATCAAGAATTCAAAACTACCTGATGAGATTAAAAAACTAATGATGGAACATCCGATTGCTCAACCACAACAACAAAGTGGTACATTATCTAATGATTTGGTTGAAAGAGCAACAAGATTGATGAGAGATAACAAATCAGAATATAAATCAGAACCATCAAGAAAAGAAACACCCAAAAGAGCTGAAACACCTTCAAATTTTGATTTTGAACAAATACAAGAAATGATTGAAGAAGCCGTTAACAACGCTTTGAAAAAAAATGGTTTGTTAGTTGAATCAACTGAAAAATCTAATGAGGTTTTTTCTTTTAAAGTTGGAAAACATGTGTTTGAAGGAAAAGTAACAAAAATTAAAAAATTAAGTTAACACTTTATATTCCCCCACTTTTCAGTGGGGTTTTTTATTAAAAGTCTAATATTTTTAATGTTCCGTCTTTGGAATACCCAAATTGACCAACATGTAAATCGGAATAATAATCATGAGGCATAATATCTAAAAACTTTAATATTAAATCTCTCCATTTAGAGTATAAATTAAAAGCTTTATCACCCATATTCTCAAAATGTTCATCAATCGCCGTTAATTTATCTTCATCAGAACCTTCATATATGAGAAATAAGGTATACGCAAAATCACCTTCCCATATTTCCCTATCTTCTTTTAATAGACCATCTAAAGTTAGGTATTCAGACATTGCTTTATTAGTGTCTAATTTTTCTAAGACAACATATGTTTCTGTTACTTTTATTACTTTTGGAAAAATATCAGGGTGTTCCTGAAATAAATTAACCCAAGCCATTCTGATTTTTGGTAATGTTTTTCCAAATCTTGAGGATATAGTTTTAATTACCACATCTTGATTAGTACTTGGATAAACATCATGTTCCATACCACTCCCAATTTTTTTCTTGGGTACTATATTCATTTCTTCAATTGACATAAACTTTTTCATAATTATAAATATGTTTATTTAATACTTATTCCATTAATCAGACTTGAATTAATTAAAAACAATGTTTATAATTTAGAAGTTATTTTGAAGGTTATAATATCTCAAAATTTCTTAAAATTATAATTGTAAATATGTCAAAAATTAAAGTATTAGTAATCCCTTCAGACAGAACTGGAGTGGGTAAATTCCGTTCAGTTGACCCCCACATTTTCTTACAGAACCTATATGGTGATGATTTCCACGTAGATATTATATTTGAACCTGATATGGGAGATATGAACTTTTGGGGTCAATATCAGATTGTTGTATATCATAGAAGTATTAGTCCTGATTTTGACAGGTCTATTGAGTTAGTTCAAAAATTAAATTCATTAGGTATTATTACCATTTGTGATTTGGATGATTATTGGATGCCAGGAAAAGAACATCCGATTCATGACATTATTAAAATCAATAAGATTAATGAAAAAATAATTGCCAACTTAAGGGTTGCTCAATATGTAACAACAACCACAACAATTTTTGCTGATGAAATAAAAAGTATCAATAAGAATGTTTTCATTTTTCCAAACGCAATAAATCCAAAGGAACCTCAGTTTTGTGAACCAACACCTGAATCAGATAGAATAAGAGTTGGATGGTTAGGCGGTTCATCCCATCTACATGATTTACAATTGCTAGACCAATCCTTTAGTAAATTAAGTTCATATCAAGATAAACTTCAATTTGTTTTATGTGGATTTGATACGAGAGGGACAATGACAGAAATCAATCAACAAACAGGAGAACAAAAGAAAAGAAATATTCTACCCCACGAAACAGTATGGGTTGCATATGAGAAAATATTTACACAGAATTATTCAACAATAACTCCTGAGTATAAAAAGTTTTTAGATAACTTTAAAGATGAAGTATTTGAAAATGTGGAAAAAGAAGCTTATGTTAGAGTATGGACAAAACCCGTAACATCTTACGCAAAAAACTATTCAAAATTTGATATATCTTTGGCTCCGATTAAAAATCATATCTTTAATAGAGTTAAATCTCAACTTAAAGTTATTGAGTCAGGATTTTATAAAAAAGCAATAATTGCATCAAATTTGGGGCCTTACACATTAGATTTGAAACATTGCTTAGATAATGGTAAATTTGTGGACGGAAATGCGTTGTTAGTTGATGAGAATAGGAATCATAGTGATTGGGCAAAGTTTATTGAGAAATTAGTTAAGAATCCAAATATGATTAAAGATATGGGAGAAAGATTGTATGAGACAGTAAAAGACACATATGATTTAAATGTTGTAACAAAAAATAGAGCTGAATTTTATAAAAGTTTAATAAAATGATAAAAATACCTATAACTAAGATTTTATTTATTGATATTGAGACTGTTGGTGGTTGTAAAGATTTGAAAGAATGTAAGAAAAACAATCCTTCAGTTTACGCTCAATTTATAAAATATTTTGATTGGTTTCTAAAAAGATTTCCGGAAGATGATACCGCAGTCTCTCATAAAGATGTGGAACTTGTAAAAATGAATAATATTTTCATTAAAAGAGCAGCTCTTGTTCCTGAATTTGCAAAGATTGTTTGTGTAAGCGTTGCATTTGTTACAGATAAAGATGAGATTAAAACCCAAACTTTTTCAGGTGATGATGAGAAAAAGTTATTAAAAGAGTGTCAAACATTGTTAAATAGATGTGGAAAACTTGATTTTTTCTTGTGTGGACATAACTTAAAGAATTTTGATATTCCAATGCTCGCAAAAAGAATGATTATCAACGGACTTATGCCACCATCAATACTTCCAAGTTATGATACAAAACCTTGGGAAATAAAAGCAATAGACACCAAAGAAGTATGGCAATATGGGGCTTATACATCCATAGGTTCATTAGATTTACTTTGTGCGACTATGGATATTCCATCACCAAAAGAAGGTGAAGTAACCGGAGATAAAGTCCATAACGCTTACTGGAATGAAAATAAATTAAAAGAAATTACCGAATATTGTGAAAATGATGTCCGAGTATTAATAGACATAATTAAAAAATTAAAAACATTAGAATAATGCAAAACATTGATATGGAATCTCTTGAGGAGATAAAAAAACAATTTGAAAAAATACAAATATCTGAAGGGTTTGTACCTGATGAAGATTATCAAAAACAATTAGATGATTTCATTAACTCAAATTTTGGTACAGAAATGGAACAAGATATTAGCAATATGATTAGAATTCAAAAAGTTAAAATCAAAAAACTTCATCCCGACGCAATTATTCCGAAATATAACTATCCTTCGGATTCGGGGTTTGATTTACATTCAGTTGAAGATGTTATAATCCCAGCTCTCGGAAGAGCATTTGTTCCAACAGGATTGTCCTTCCAATTTGGAGAAGGATTGGAAATTCAAGTTAGAACAAAAAGCGGATTGGCAATAAACCAAGGATTAATGATTTTAAACTCCCCTGGCACTGTAGACCAAGGTTATTCAGGAGAAGTTAAGGCAATTGTATTTAACACCAACAATGCGTCTGTTACGATACCAAAAGGTATGAAAATAGCTCAAGCTGTGTTATGTCCAGTATTAAATGGAAAATTTGTTGATTTAATGGAAGTAGATACCTTTGAAGATACTGATAGAGGTTCAAACGGATTTGGCTCAACAGGAATAATTTAAAAACAAAATATGTCAGAATTAATTACAGTAGGATATTCCACAAGGAAACATAATCCAGAATTTATAGAATATATTAAAAAAACATCTGGGTTTAAAAAAATTAATGTTATAGAAAAAGTTAATAATGGTGAAAAATCATTAAGTCAGGTTTATAATGAAATTTTAAATGAATCTGATACAGATATTGTTGTTTTATGTCATGATGATATTTTATTTGATACCACCTCTTGGTATAGTAAATTACTAAAACACTTTGAGAAAAGTGATTTTGGTATCTTAGGTGTTGCAGGAACAACATCTTTGACTAACAGCGGAAGATGGTGGGATGAAAAAAATAAAATGGTAGGAATTGTTAATCACGAAAATGAAGGAAAAAAATGGGAATCAAAATATTCAGACTCATTTGAAAATGGAATATGCCAAACTTTAATTATTGACGGACTTTTCATTGCTCTCCACAAAAAAAGAATTAAAAAAACATTTGATGAATCATTTGAAGGTTTTCATTTTTATGATACATCATTTTCATTATCCAACCATTTAGAAGGAGTTAAAGTTGGGGTTATAACAAATATAAGAATAACCCATAAATCAATTGGAATGACAAATAACAAATGGGAAGAGAATAAAATATTTTTTGCAAATAAATTCAAAGATAATTTACCTTTAAAATTACCGTTTGATTCAAATAGAAAAATTAAAGTATTAATTGGTTGTTTATTCTTTAGAACATTTACAGGTTCTGAACTTTATGTTTATGAATTGGCAAAAAATTTAATTAAATTAAATTGTGATGTAACAGTATTATCAGAAATTGGTGGACCATTAACCGAAATGGCAAAAAAAGATGGAATTAAGGTTGTTCCATTTGCAAACCCACCAGGATACAAATTAGGGGATGGAAAATGGGGATTTAATACACCTCAGGGATTCCAACCAAGCGAACTAAACAATATGTATAGAGTTTCTGATGTCAATTTTGATATCATTCATGTTCAACATAAACCTGTTGCTGAAAGAATATTTCAAATGTATCCTGAAATAGATAAAGTTTATACAATACATTCAGAAGTTATTGAGTTAGAGAATCCTGTTAAAAATGAAAAAGTAAAAAAATATATTGCAATTAGACAAGAAATAAAAGATTATATGCAAAAATTTGATATACCTGAAAAAGATATTGAAATAATTTATAATCCCATTGATAATACAAAATTTAATGATAAAAACATTAAAACTGAAAATTATACACTTTTTGTCGGAACAATTGACTATTTGAGAGAAAAAACAATTATGGATTTAATTGAATATACAAAATTAAATTCTCAAGAACTATGGTTAGTTGGGGAAAATAAATCACAATATCTTGATTCAATATTAAAAAACACTCACGTAAAATATTTTCCATCTACTTGGAATGTTGAAAAATTTGTTAAAAATTGTAAAGAAACCGCAGGGATTCAATTAGGAAGAACAACTATTGAAGGATGGATGTCAGGAAAATCTGGTTGGATATACAAGGTAGACTCCAACGGAGATATTATTGAGAAAAATAAATATGATGTTCCTTCAGATATTGAAAAATATTATTCCTCAAATGTTGCTAATCAAATAAAAAATGAATATTTAAAAATTTTATCATAATGAAATTATTAATAAAATTTCCAACAAGAAATAGAAAAAATAAATTTTTATTAATTCTAAAAAAATATTATAGTTTTCTTTCAAAAAAGAATAATGTTCATTTTTTAATTACAATGGATGAAGATGACTCCGAAATGAATAATGAAGATATAAGAGAAATATTAAATAGTTATGAAAATTTGACCTATTATTATGGCGATTCTAAAACTAAAATAGATGCAATTAATAAAGATTTGGAAAAAATAACTGATTGGGACATAGTATTACTAGCATCTGATGACATGATTCCAATTGTTAAAGGATATGATGAAATTATCATCAATAAAATGAAAAATCACTATTCGGATACAGATGGTGTTCTTTGGTTTAATGATGGGTATCAAGGAGATAAATTAAACACTCTTTCTATTTTAGGTAAAAAATACTATGATAGATTTGGATACATTTATAATCCGGAATATAAATCTGTTTGGTGTGATAATGAATTTATGTCTGTTGCAAATATACTTGGTAAACAAACATATATTAGTAATGTTATTATAAAACATGAACACCCTGATTGGGGGTTTGGTAATAGAGACAAAATACATATGACAAATATAAAAAATGAAAGTTTGGATAGAGAAACATTTAATAAAAGAAAATCAAATAATTTTGGACTATGAAAAAAATTATAAGTTTTTCTTTGTGGGGAGACAATCCAAAATATACAATAGGTGCTATTAGAAACGCTGAGTTGGCAAAAGAAATATATCCTGATTGGGTTTGTAGATTTTATGTCGGCAAAAGTGTTCCTACAGATATTATTAATGATTTAAATAAAATAACAAATACCGAAGTTATTTTTATGGACGAACAAGGAGATTGGACAGGAATGTTTTGGAGATTTTATGCTTGTGAGGATTCTGAGATGATGATATCAAGAGATACAGATAGTAGATTAAGTTTAAGAGAAAAGTCTGCGGTAGACGAATGGTTATTATCAAGTAAAGATTTTCATATTATGAGAGACCACCCATATCATAATACTGAAATTTTAGGTGGGATGTGGGGTTGTAGAAATGATGTTTTAAAAAACATAAAGGATTTAATAAATGAATATACAAAAGGTGATTTTTGGCAAGTAGACCAAAATTTTTTAAAAGAAAAGATTTATCCAATTATTAAAACTAATTCATTTATACACGATTCATTCTTAAATTTTGAGAAAGAAAAAAACAAATTTCCAACCGAAAGAATAAATAAAGAATTTGTTGGGGATGTTTTTGATGAGTTTAATAATAGACATCCTGATTATTATAAATTTTTATGAAAAAAAAATTAACAATTTTAATTTGTATACATAGTAAAAATGATTTACACGATTCATTATTAATTAAATCAATAGATTCTTTAGAAAAACAAACTTATAAAGATTTTAACATATTAATTGTTTTAGACGAGTGTTGGGAACAAACTAAAAAATTAATTGAAAATAAAAAATACAAATTAAATATTGATTATTTAATAAAAGAAAAAAAAGAAGGTTTATCATTTGCAAAAAATTTTGGTTTAAAAAAAATTGAGAGTGAATGGGTTGGTTTTTTGGATGCAGACGACTTATATACTCCTGAAAAATTAGAAAAACAAATGTCATTTATAAATGAAAATGAAGTTGATTTTTTAGGTACTTTATCTTGGAATATACAAGGTTTAAATGAATCAAATATGTTTAATAGTTGTTTTAGTGAGGGTCATTTTGTCACTCACGAAGACATAAAAAAAACAATACTTAATCAAAACGTGTTGACTCACGGTTCAATGATTATAAGAAAAGAATGTATTGATTTTCTCGGAGGGTATCAAAATAAAAAAGGGTGGGAAGATTGGGACTTGTGGCAAAGGGCAATATCACACGGATATAAATTTCACCAATTACAAGACAGATTATATGTTTATAGGTTAGGTACTAGTACCGAAAGATAAAATAAAAAATTTAATAAAAACTTTAATGAAAATAATACAATTAGGTGTTTGTGTCGGTAATGACGATTTAACTAAAATTTTAGGTAAAACTCAGCCTGAGATATTAATTTTGGTTGAGCCAATGAAATTACATAATGAAAAAATATTAGAATGTTATGGATGGGTTAATAATTTATTTATTGAAAATGTTGCAATTTCCTTTGATGAAAAAAAAGAGATGTCGTTTTATTATCATGAAAATGATGGACCACTATACGAAGTCGCTTCAATTAAGATTGAACATATATTAAAACATGGATATGACAAATCAGGTATAAAAGAAATAAAGGTTGAATCAATTACAGTTAATGATTTATTAGATAAATATAAATTACATAAAATTGATATTTTATTTATAGATACTGAAGGGGTTGATGATTTAATAATAAAAAGTATTGATTTTAATAAACTAGAGATAGACGAAATTTATTTTGAAAATTTACATTTATCTCAATCAGATATTTATTCTTTTTTGGAAAATAAAGGATATGCTATTATTGATAAGTGGGGTTCTATGGGATGGACATCTTTTGCAAAAAAAATACAATGAAAATACTTTTAATACAAGAAAATGGGAGACATGAAAAAAATAAAACCTTCAGAGAATGTTTTTGTTTACAAAGAGGGTTCATTAATTTAAACCAAGAATGTGATGTTTGGGGGTTAGGACATACTAATTTTAAAGAAGAATTAGATTATGATTCTTATAATCTAATTATAAATTTAGAAAATTATGACGATAAGGGGTGGATACCTAACTTATCTAATGTAAAGTCAAAAAAATTTTTATGGAGTATTGACGCACACGTAAGAGGAGAAAATGTATATTTACAAGAGTTTATTCGGGGTAAGTATGATTTTTTATTACATTCAACTAAAGATTATGTTAATGAAAGTTATAAGGTATGGTTTCCAAACGCATTTGATGATACTTTAATATCACCGAGAAAAATTGATAAAAAATGTGATATTGGGTTTTGTGGAAATCCACTAAATAGAAATCAATTTATAAATTTATTATCTAATAAATTTAATTTTATTTACGATAATTTTATTATTGGTGACGATATGGTTAATGCAATAAATTCATATAAAGTACATTGGAATCGTAATTTATCAAATGATATTAATTATAGAAATTTTGAAACAATTGGATGTGGGATACCATTAGTTACAAACTATAATTATCAATACGAAGAATTAGGATTTATTGATGGTATAAATGTAATGTTATATAAAGATACTGATGAAATGATTTATAAGATAAATCAATTATTACGTGATGATGAATTAAGAAAATCTATTGGGTTATCAGGATTAGAATTATCAAGACAACACACATATGAAAAAAGATGTAATTTTTTAATAAATTTATATAATAAATAAAAACTATGAAAGAAAAATTTAAACAAGAAATAGAATCATTTCAAAATATTTGGCACGGAGGGTACTTTGGAGAAAATAGTCCACTAAGAAATCAACCTGGTCTTGAAAATTACTTAATAAGTAATATTGAAAATAATTTAACAATTCTTGAAATAGGTTGTGGACGTGGTAGATGGAGTAAATTTATTTATGAGAATCTGAATCCAAAAAAATTACAATGTATTGATGTTTTATCTGAAAAACATAATAATTTTTGGTCCTTTGTTGGGGAAGAGAAAAAAGAAAAATTAGAATACTACCAAGTTAAAGATTTTTCATTAAACGAAATACCTGATGAAAGTTTGGATTTTGTATTTAGTTATGATGTTTGGTGTCACATATCGTCTTCAAGTCAGGAATTATATTTAGAAAGTTTATATAAAAAGTGTAAACCAGGTGCTAAATTAATAATAATGTATTGTGACCCCGAAAAATATTATAATAGTGAACCAAAAAATTTATGGTTTATCAAAGCGTATTTACCAAAAGAAAAAACAGAAAATATAACAAATAACGAAGAAATTTTTAAATTATCAATTGAAGATAGTGACGGCGAAATTATTGAAGGTAGATGGTATTGGATTGGTAAAGAAAAATTTTTAAAAAATATAAATAAACATAATTACAAAGTTTTATTTGAAGATTTGGAAATAGATAAAACCAATGTATTAACATTTTTTGAAAAATAATAAAATATCATCAATAACGGGTTTAAATAAGTTAATCGGTTTTGAGTCAATTAAATTTTTTTTATGAATTTTATATCAACAAATCATCAAGGGGGTATATGTAATGTTTTATTTAAATTATCTGCGTCTATTAGTTTGGCCTTAGATAATGACGTTGAATATATTTTTTCAAACGAATTTTTAAGACCAATTAGTACCGAGTGCCCAAAGCCAGGATTTGACCCTGATTATAGTGTTTATAGTGATAATTTATTACGCAATATTGATTTTATTGAGAAGTTACCATTATCATATAGAATACATAAAGAACCTATAACATTTAATTACGAAGAAATAAAATATAACAGAGATGAAAACTTATTACTTGAGGGATACTTTCAAAGCGAAAAATATTTTTTAAATAATAAAGATTACATTATTAATCTGTTTAAACCAACTGAAAATATTAAACAAATTATTTTAGAAAAGTTACCAAATATTCAAAATTCAATTTCAATTCATATTAGAAGAGGAGATTATTTGGCAAACTCTAATTATCATCCACAACAATCTATTGAGTATTACACGTCTGCGATTAATTTACTTGGAATTGATAAAAATTATTTAATATTTAGCGATGATTTAAATGGTGTTAAAAGTATGTTTGATTTTTTACCAAATAAACAATTTGTTAGTTTGGGAGAAGATTATTTAGAATTATACTCAATGAGTATGTGTGAACACAATATAATATGTAACAGCACTTTTGGCTGGTGGGGTGCTTATTTAAACGAAAACAAAGATAAAAAAATAATAGGGCCTATTAATTGGTTTGGACCATCAGCACATTTAAATTCTTCTGACATATTACCATATAATTGGATTAAACTTTAAAAAATGAAAAAGATATACTCAAAAATTGACGAAACTAAACTATTACACATAATAGTTAGAAAAGATGAAATAACTATAGGAAGGGAAAATATTGTAACTGAAGAAAATTTTATTCAGTGTTCAAGATTAAATTTAACAAAAGGAACAACTTTTAAACCACATAAACATATTTGGAAAGAAAGAACACTAAATGTAATCGCTCAGGAAAGTTGGGTCGTAATACAAGGTAGTGTTAAATGTATTTTTTACGATATTGATGATTCTAATTTAACTACTGAAATTTTAAATGTTGGTGATGCTTCGTTTACTTTAGAAGGTGGACATAATTATGAAATTTTAGAAGATAATACATTAGTATATGAATATAAAACAGGTCCTTATGAAGGACAAGAATTTGATAAAACTTTTATTTTATGAGACAAGATGTTACAAGTTTACGTAGATGGTTTGCAGATAATGGAGATTATACACATAATATAAATTATGAATTAAATAACAACTCAGTCGTTATTGATTTAGGTGGATATTATGGATTATGGATTGATGAAATTTTGAAAAAAAATAATCCATATATTCCTAATATAATATTAGTTGAGCCAGTTCCCGAATTTTATAATGAGTTAGTTACAAAATATAAGAATTATGAAAAAATAAAGGTAATGAATGTTGGTGTATCAACAGATAAAAATGAATCAACCAAAACTTTATATGTATCAAGTGATGGGTCATCAACAAATTTTAATATAAATGTTAAGTCAGTAATTGAAATTAAAACCTTACCTATTGACAAAATACTCTCAGACAATTATATTAATCAAGTGGATTTACTTCAAATTAACATTGAAGGGGATGAATATGGATTAATGGAATATATGATTGAAAGTGACATTGTTAATAAATTTAAAAATATACAAATACAGTTTCATTTAGGTATTAAAAATGATATAGAAAGGAGAGATAATATCCAAAAAAACTTAATATCTAAAGGATTTAAAAATAAATTTGATTACCCCTTTGTTTGGGAGTCGTGGGAGAAATAAAATTTTATGTATGAAAAAATATAAAGTATCAATTAAAAGTAGTAGTTCTTATTTACCCCCTAAGGTTATGACTAATTTTGACATTGCAGAAAAAATTGATACTTCAGATGAATGGATTTACAAAAAATTAGGAATTAAAGAAAGAAGAATTACCGATAACGAAAGTGTATCTGAAATGGGGTATAAAGTAGCCATTTCAGCAATATCAAACGCTAATATTGATAAAGAAGATATTGATATGATAATTGTTGCAACATCAAGTCCTGAAAAAATATCACCATCAATTGCTTGTACAATTAATGAAAAATTAAAACTACAAAAAAATATACCATCATTTGATATAAATGCCGTATGTTCAGGTTTTATCTATGGTCTAACAGTTGCTGCTTCAATGATTGATAGTGGTACTTGTAATAGAATATTATTAATTGCAACTGAATCATATTCTAAAAATACTAATTGGGATGATAGACATTCCGTTTTTTTTGGCGATGGTGCTGGTGCAGTTATATTAGAAAAATCAGAAAAGGGTTGGATTTATAGTGAATTACAGGCAAATGGTTCGGGAACTGGAATGACAGGATTCAAACAACCATTAAATGGGCCTTTTATTATGAATGCGAAAGAAGTTTGGCAACAAGCGGTATCGGTATTACCAGATTCAATTAATCAGGTTTTATTAAATACAAATACAAGTATAGATGAAATTAGTATGTTAGTACCACATCAACCAAGTATTAACATATTAAAAATAATTGCCAATGATATTGGTCTACCAATTACTAAAGTAAAAACGGTTATGGATAGGTATGGTAATATTGCAGGAGCGTCTATTCCAATTGCATTACACGAAGCACTAACAAATAATGAAATTGTTAAAGGAGACAAAATATTACTTACCGCGATTGGTTCAGGATGGACTTGGGGTACTATTTTAATAAATTATGAAAATTAATATGGAAAATAATAAATTATTTAAAAAAATTGGTGAAGATGTTAGGGTCAACGAATTGGCAATAATATCAAGACCTGAATTAGTTGAAATTGGTAATCACGTCGCAATTGATATGTGGACATATATATCAACCCAAGCAATATTGGGGGATTATATTCATATTGCTCCAAGTGTTTCAATTATAGGTGGAGCACCCGCATTAATTGTTATGGAAGATTTTACCAATATTGGTTCGGGAAGTAGAATCATATGTGCCACTGATGACTTTATGCAAGGTTTAATATCACCTGTTGTTCCAATAGAACATAGAACAGTTATTAATAAACCGGTGATTTTTAAAAGATATGCAACTTTAGGTGTTAATTGTACTGTTTTACCAGGTATTACATTAGGTGAAGGGTCTATAGTTGGCGCTGGGTCTGTAGTGACTAAAGACACGGAGCCCTGGACAGTTTATGCTGGCTCACCAGCAAAACCAATTAAAAAGAGAGATTCAAAACGAATATTAGAAAGTGCTAAAAAACTTATGAACTATGAATAATTTTATACCATCAAATGACTCATTAGATATTCCGTGGATTGAATCGCCATTTTTTAACGAATTATTAGATAAATCAAATTTAACTGATAAACAAAAAGAAGAATGTAAATTTTTTAATGAAAATGGTTATCTTATTATTGATTTAGAATTAACAGATGATGAAATTTTACCAGTGGTAAATGACGTGTACAACGCATTAAACAATGAAAATACAACATATCATGCCGACCATTTTCAATACACTGAAAGCAAAAGAATTTTTGAACATTGGAGGAAAAGTGACTCAATTGCTAATTTAACAATTCATCCCAATATCATTAATACTCTTAGCTATCTATATGGAAAAACGCCATTTCCATTTTCAACTATTAATTTTATTAAAGGTAGTAATCAACCACTTCATAGTGATACAATACATTTTCACACAATACCACATCTTTGGATGGTTGGTGTATGGATAGCGTTTGAAGATGTTAATGAAACTAATGGTACTCTAAAAATAGTTCCAGGTAGTCATAAATGGCCGGTTTATGAATATCATAATCTTAATTTACCTCACCCAGACACTATTGAAGATGGGGAGGCACATAACTATAAAATATATGAAGATTTTTTAATTGAATTAATAAAAAGTAAAAATGCATCTGAAAAAAATGTAAATTTGAAAAAGGGTCAAGCATTAATATGGGCGGCAAATATGTTGCATGGAGGTTGTAACGTTGAAGGTGTTACAGATTTTAATAAAACTAGATTAACTCAAGCTAATCATTATTTTTTTGAGGGGTGTTTTAAACATTACCACCCAATGTTTTCAAGACCATTTGAGGGTCAATACGCACTTAAATGGTGTAATGATAATGACAACATAAAAACTTACTTAAATAATAAAAAATGAATTTTGAAATAGTTTCAACTTTTGAAAATAAAATATCGGAATTTTTTGGCTCACCATACGCTATTGCGGTTGATAGTTGTACACATGGAATAGAATTGTGTTTAAGATATACAAAAGAAACAAAAATAAATGTACCAAAAAGAACATACCTATCAGTACCATTTTTAGCGGAAAAATTAGGAATTGAGAGGGTTTGGAGAGATGAAGAATGGGAAGATTATTACACATTAAATTACGAAAATAAAAGGATAATAGATGCCGCAGTATTATGGAAACATAATTCGTATATCCCAAATACTTTTATGTGTATAAGTTTTCAATATCAAAAACATCTATCATTAGGTAGAGGTGGTATTATACTAACAGATGATAAAGTGGCGGCAGATGAATTAAAAAAAATGTCTTATGACGGCAGACTTCCTAATATTCCGTGGAGAAACCAAAATATAGACACAATTGGATATCATTATTATATGACACCAGAAACCGCAGAATTAGGATTAAATAAATTAAAAAATGCAATTGAGTCTAAACCAAAACAATGGGTTGTTACTGATTGGCCGGATTTAACAAAAATGAAAATTTTTAACGTATAATAATATGAATAAAAAAGCATTTATAACAGGAATAAACGGTCAAGATGGTTCTTATTTGACAGAACACTTATTATCTTTAGGATATGAAGTACATGGTATTGTGAGAAGAAATTCAACACCAGAACATCAACAGACAAGAATTGATAAAATTAAAGACACATTTACAGATAAATTTACGGTTTATTATGGTGATTTATTAGACCAAGGTGGATTACAAAAATTACTAGATGAAATCCAACCAGATGAGATTTATAATTTAGCGGCTCAAAGCCACGTAAGAATTAGTTTTGATATTCCAGAATTTACATTAAAAACTAATTCTATGGGTGTTTTAAATATGTTAGAATCATATAGAAGAAGTTGTCCGAACGCGAGATTTTATCAAGCATCATCTTCAGAAATGTTTGGTAACTCAGTTGATGATGATGGATTTCAAAGAGAAACTACTCCTATGAATCCTGTTTCCCCATATGGATGTTCAAAGTTATTATCATATTCTTTAGTTAAAAACTATCGCAGAGCATATAAATTACATGCCGTTAATGGAATTCTTTTTAATCATGAGTCTCCAAGAAGAGGGTCTAACTTTGTGACAAATAAAGTTATAAAAACTGCAGTAGAAATAAAATACGGATTAAATGATAAATTAATTGTTGGTAATATGGATTCATATAGAGATTGGGGTCACGCCAAAGATTATGTAAAAGCAATGCATTTAATGATTAATCAAAATATACCAGATGATTTTGTTATTTCAACGATGAAAACACATTCAGTTAGAGAAATGATTGAATATGTTTTTACTAAATTAGATATGGATTATAAAAAATATGTCATTCAAGATGAAAAATTTATGAGACCGGAAGAACTAAAATATTTAAAAGGAGACTCAACAAGAGCCAGAAAAATTTTAGGATGGGAGCCAGAATATAATTTTGAAATGTTAATGGATGAAATGATAAATCATTGGGATGAACAAATAAGAATAAATAAAATGATAATTGAAAAAAAATTTTAAATGACTAAATTAATTACTGGTGGTATTGGATTAATAGGTTCTGAATTTGAAACAGGTATTAAAATAACGAGAAAAGATTTTAATTTAATTAATCCACTTGAAGTTGACAAAATGTTTAAATTACACAAGCCGGATTATGTAATTCATACTGCGGGTAAAGTTGGTGGTGTTGGGGCTAATATGAACTACAAAGCGGATTTTTATTATGAAAATATAATGATAAACACTAACATAATACATTATGCTAAACAAAATAATGTGAAACGAGTATTATCTTTTTTATCTACTTGTGTTTTTCCTGACAAAGTTGATTATCCTCTTACTGAAGAAAAAATACATTTAGGTCCTCCTCACGAATCTAACGATGCATATGCCTATGCTAAAAGAATGGTTGACATTCAAACAAAATCATATAATGAACAATATGAAACAAATTACTTCTGTGTAATTCCAACAAATGTTTATGGTCAAAAAGATAATTACAATCTTGAAAATAGTCACGTTTTACCAGCTATGATACATAAATGTTATAATGCCATCCTTGAAAATAAAGATTTGGTATTATGGGGAGATGGAAAACCGCTAAGAGAATTTATTTATTCAAAAGATATTGCAAAAATTTGTGACATTTTAATTAACGAGTACGAAGGGACAGAACCTATAATTTTATCCACATCTATTGAAATTTCAATTAAAGAATTGGCAAATATGATTGCAAAAATTATGGGATATAAAAAAAATATTATTTGGGACACAACAAAACCGTCAGGACAGTATAGAAAACCTTCAAATAATTCAAAACTTAAATCTATTATCGGTGATTTTAAGTTTACTAAAATTGAAAATGGTTTAGAAGAAACTATTGATTATTTCATAAAAAATTATAAAACAATAAGAAAATAATGACAGAAAAAAGAACTAGAAAAAAGCCATCACCACAAATACAAACAGAACAGATTTTACCTAAAAATAAAAAATCTCATATTTGTTCAATAATCAAAAAAAAAACTAAAGAAAAATTTTTATCAGAAAGTCAAAGAATATATTATGATAAGTTGATGTCAAATCAAATTACAATATGTTCAGGACCCGCTGGTGTCGGTAAAAGTTATATTGCAATGAAAGCTGCAATTGATTTATTATCTGACCCAGAAACACCTTATGAGAAGATTATTATTGTCAGACCAGCGGTTGAAGCGGAAGAAAAATTAGGTAGTTTACCAGGTAATGTTGAAGAAAAACTTGACCCTTATATTTTTCCATCCTATTATCTTTTAAATAAAATTATTGGTAAGGATGCAAGAGAGAAGTTAAAAGAAATTGAAGCAATTGAGGTTTTTGCTTTGGCATTTATGAGGGGTATGAATATTGACAATTCAATTCTTATATTTGAGGAAGCTCAAAACTCAACACCAAATCAAATGAAGTTATTATTAACAAGAATTGGGTATAAGTCTAAATTCTTTATTTCAGGTGATTTGGAACAAAATGATAGATTTAAAGATAAAAAACAAACAGGTCTTTATGATGCTATACAAAAATGTTCAGACATATCTGATATTGGTGTATTTGAGTTTGGTGATGATGATATTGTGAGAAACGCAATTATAACAAAAATACTAAAAAAATACGAAGAATGAGAATTGGTATTGAAATAAATGGCGTTCTTAGGGACACTTTAAAAAAAATTCAACAAGAGTATGAAAAATGGTATGTTGATAATCCATTTAGAGAAGAGGGTGAATTTGAGTATAAAGTTATGAGTGATTTGGATAGTTTAGATATTCTTAATCATTTATCATTTAAAGATAAAGATGAATTGTATGATTTCTTATATAAAGAGCATACAATGGAAATTTTCGGACATTCCGGCTCTGTTGAGATGTCTTCAATGAATGATTTAAATGAGTTCTATTTGGATATAAGAGAGTCTCACGAGGTTTTAATTATGTCTGACGAAATAGGTAAATCAAAACCTGCTTCATTATTTTTTCTTTCAAAGTTTGGGTGTTTAGTGGAAACAATAAAATTTTATAGTGAAATTACAATAAATTCTCTTTGGGACTCAATAGACATTTTACTTACATCAAATCCTAACTTATTATTAAATCATCCTAAAGATAAAATGGTTATCAAGTATGAAACCAACTATAACAAGGATATAGTTTGTGAAAATACAATCACAAGTCTTAAAGAAATAAAAAATAAAATCTTAGAAATTTATGCTTAACGTTTTAGGTGAGAACTATTTTGTTGACTTTGACGCAATAGAGAGTTATGTTGATATGTCCACCGCCGGTGACTTATCATATTCAGGGGAATCAGAAATGAAAATTAATATAATAAAATTTGAAATGCTTAAAATGATGTTAGAAGTTATTTTATCGGAAGATTTAGAAATTGACGATAAATTGGGACTTAAGAATTCTGCTAACATTAGTGTTCCCTTTAAAATCGCATTCAATAGCTTATTAAATAAAAAACTTATTAATCATTATTAAAAATATGGAAAACAAAGAAAAAGTATTACAATCAATACAAACACTTAAAGATAAAAAATCAAAAATTTATCTTTTAGTACAGGACGCAAAAGAAAATGCTAAAGCGTCTATTAGATTAATTTATGAAATCGCTTACACCCTAAAAATGAACGGATTTAATCCAATTATTTTACACGAAAAAAATGACTATGCTGGGGTATCAAAATGGATGGATGAAAAGTATATGACAGAGTTACCTCACAAATCAATTGAGGGACAAAATTTAGAAATTTCTCCAGAAGATTTCATAGTATTACCTGAAATATTTGGTTTTATTATGGACCAAATTAAAGATTTACCTTGTGGTAAAATTGTTTTATCTCAATGTTATCGTTATGTGTTGGAAACATTACAACCAGGACAAAATTGGGCACAATTTGGGTTTTTAAAATGTATTACAACAACTGCAAAGCAAAAAGAGTATTTGGAACGTATAATGAGACAAACAACCTTTGACATTATTGAGCCAACAATTGGTGAACATTTTGAACCAAGAAAATTACCTCCAATGCCAATAGTTGCTGTTCACTCAAGAGACCAAAGTGAAACTATTAATTTAATTAAGACTTTTTATCTAAAATTTCCACAATATAGATGGTTTACTTTCAAAGATATGAGAGGATTATCTGAACAAGAATTTGCTGAGACATTAAAAGAATGTTTCCTAAGTGTTTGGATTGATGAGGATAGTTCTTTTGGAACATTCCCTATTGAATCTATGTCTTGTGGAATACCTGTCTTAGGTAAAATACCAAATATTCAACCAGAATGGATGACAGAAAATAATGGTATTTGGGTTACAGATAAGACATTAATGGCAGATTTTATTGCAGATTTTATTCAGAATTGGTTAGAAGATAATATTAAACCAGAAATAGTTGAAGAAAGTTTAAAAACCGCAGAAAAATATAAAAATAAACAATCATTTGATTCTAATGTTGTCTCTTTATTTGAAGGATATTTAAAAACACGAGCAGAATCTTTTGAATCACAAATCTCTAAAATTCAAGCATAATATGGAAAACAATTTATCACTATCAATAATATTACCTATCAAAACGTCTCACGTTAGAGATTTCTCAGAGTTTTTTGATAAGGCGATTAAATCTATTAAGAATCAAAGTATTCAACCTGAAGAACTTGTTATCATTCATTTACCTGAAGCGGAATTAATAAACCATATCAATGAGTATGACTTTGGAACATTAAATGTTGTTAAACTTCTTTGGGATAAAGAACCAAATTACTCTGAACAAGTTAATTTTGGAATAAAAAACTCAAAAGGAAAATGGTTTTCATTATTTGAATTTGATGATGAATATTCTGGCATTTGGTTTAAAAATGTAAAAAAATATATGGATATATATCCTGAAATACAAATATTTTTACCTGTTGTTGTAGATACGGATGATAAAAATGCATTTGCCGGATTTACAAATGAAGCAACTTTCGCAGCAAACTTCACACAGGAAATGGGTTTTTTAACAAATGAAACTTTACAAAATTATCAAAACTTTCAAACTGCTGGTGCGGTTTTTAACAAACAAGTTATTGAAGATTTCGGAGGATTTAAACCTTCAATTAAGCTTACCTTTATTTATGAATTTTTATTAAGATTAACATATAATTCTGTGTCAATTATGACAATCCCTAAAATTGGTTATAAGCACACAAATATGAGAGAAGATTCTATTTTTTGGAATTATAAATTTGGAGAAGAAAAAATCTTAGATGATGAGATTAAATTTTGGGTTCAGACAGCAAAAAAAGAATATTTTTTCGTAGACGATAGAGTCATAAAGTATGAACCACAAACATCATAATGATAGAAACTCTTTCAGCAACTACTGAAGATGGTACATCTAAAAAGAGAGGAAGAAAGGCTGTAAAAGAAAATTATTTTGATATTCGTGAAGAAAACGCAGTTAGAGAGTTTTTAATTGCGGAAACATCTGAAGATAAAAATAAAATTTACAACGAATTTCTTAGGTATCCTTTAGATAAAATGATTTCCTCAATCATTAGGAGATATAAACTTTATAGAAAAGATATGGATTTTAAAGAAATCCATACAGATACCCATTCTTTTCTTATGACTAAAGTAGATAAGTTTAAACCATCTAAAAACAAAAAGGCCTATTCTTATTTTGGTACAATTTGTAAAAATTATTTGATGGGACAAATAATTAAAGACCAAAAAGAAACTAATAGAAAAGTTTCATATGAAGATATTTCTTCAGCACTTGAAGAGCGTCCTGATATGTCATATACTATTGATGATGATGTTGTTGAAATGGATTTCGTTATCAATTCTTATTTAAAAGAATTAAAAGAATTTTTAGTTGATGGGGATTTGAATGAGAATGAAGTTAAGTTAGGAATCGCATTAGTTGATTTGTTTGACAATTATCAGGAAATCTTTTTTGGTTCACATAATAACAAATTTAACAAGAATGTTATTCTATTATCCTTAAGAGAAATGACAAATTTAAACACAAAGGAAATAAGAACTTCAATCAAAAGGTTTAAAAAATTATACTTAATAGTACAAACTAAACTGAAAAACTAATTTTTAGTATTTATTATTATGCCAAAACCACACAGAAAAGAAATTAATTTCACGAAAGAGTCTATTTTATCTTTAATGCAAGAAATTTATAATGAACTTGTAGAACAAAGAAATACTGCAATAAGAATTCAAAATAAAATGTTATCATTTATGAAGGACCCGGAAGATATGATAACAATAGGGCCTGTAATTGAAAAGCAACAAAAAATTGTAAATGATTGTGTTGAGAAGAAAATTAACCTATCAAAGTTACAATCCTCAATATGGGAAAAATCTAACACTAATACTGAGAGCTTTTCTTTGGCAGATTTAGATGACGACTTAATTCAAAATTTAATTGAAAAAGATGTCACTAATGATGAACAAACCTATAAAATTAAGTAAGGATGCCTCCAGATATTGCACCAGGTTGGGCAGAAGCGAATAGTAAAACAGACGCATTAATTACAAGTAATGAACGTGTTCAAGATACCAAAACTTTAAAAAAAAATAAAGGTAATTCTATTGAAAAGGCTTTATCGGATTCCGCTACTCAGCTTGATAAAATTAAAGAACAACAAAAAAGATTTCAAAGAGAAGTTCCAACTTCAATGGACCAATTACTTGGTTTAATTGGTAAAACAAAAGGTAATAGTAGTGAAACTTTAAAATATTTAAGAAAAAAATTATTAGAAGCTGTTGTTAAATTAGAACCAAAGGCTAAAGAAATTGTCATATCCGAAACAATTAAAACTTTAGGGTGTTCTCATGAACAAACATATCCTGGCATTACATTACCGACAATTAACCCAATACCATATATACAATCACTTCCTGTAAATCAAGGAATATATATTCCTGTAAATTCAATTGATTTTATGGGGAATTTAAAAATTAACCCATTATCCTTTATTGGGAAATATTTTTATGAAAAACCAGAGCCATCTGTTGATACTAAATTCAAACCATATGGTGGGAATATAAATTATCCATTAAATAAAATGTTGAATTTAAGAATGGATAGTGGAAATGTTGGTAGAAATTACAGCACAGAATTTGGTAGTTTTTACAATGGTAGGTCTGAACAAAAATTAATGGATGTTGTTTATCAAACAACTAATGATTTAGGAATAAGTGGAGATTATTTTAGGGTATTTCTATTAGATAGAAATGGCTCTACTTCTAACACAATGTCATTAAGTGGTAATACAGTTAAACAATTTTTAGGTGATTACTATGGTACAATTAAACTTATTGACCCAGTTAATGTTGCGGGGGCATTATTAAATTATGCCTCAAATTGTATTAGTATAAAAGCTAAGGTTAGTTATAAAAAATTAAGTGATGACACTAAAGTTGAACTTCTTATACAAAGAATTTTGGGTTTATGTAATGATTCAAGACGTGAAATAGATGTCTCAGGTATTGCAAAAATCGCAGAATTAGATGGCGTTGATAATAGTTTTTTTGAATTTACTGATGTTGATTTAAGAAAAATAGATGGTAAAATAAGTAATATACAAAAAGGAATTGTACAATTTGAAAGTTGTGGAGAAGTTCAATTACCTGTTAATTCTGAAACAATAATTGATGAACTTGTTAAATTTAGAGAATCTGCAACCGGAAATACAGTACAGCAAAATGTTCAATCAATTGAAAAAATTATAGATACCTTTATTGACAACCCGTCGTGGGCACCTTTAGTACCGAGTGGCGTTAAACTTGATATTGAAATTAATAAAAATATTATTAAAGATATCCCTAAAGCTGTTGTTTCAGGTATATTAACACCAAAAATTTTATTACCTATTTTTGTTTTATTGGCGGTTATTGAAAAAGGAGCTAAAAATAAAGTTAATCAATTTATTTTATCAGGAAATAGTGTAATACAATCAGCAAATACTCAAATACAATCTGCAAATACATTTTTACAATCAGGAACAACAACAGGACAAGAAGTTGATAATGTTATAGATGATGCGGTTGATTTTTTCAAAAAATTTAAAACGTTTTGTTTCGGGGTTATTCAAAAATTAAATGCTGAATTTTTAAAAATTCTTTTTGATATTCTTAAAAAAGACATTTTAAATTTATTAAATGTTGCTATTGCAGATATGCAAAAATCTGCGGCTTTAAAAAAATATACTATATATATTAGATTAATTCAATTGGCATTAATTGTAATTCAATTAATAAGTGATTATAGAAATTGTAAATCACTTATTGATGATATATTAAACTTACTTAATTTACTTAATTCTGCGTTTAATAAGGGAAATAGAATTCCAACACCATTACTTTTCTTAACCCAAATGTTACCAGGATTTTCCGCAGAAAGAGCGTCTTTAAATGTTATTGAGGAATTACAAAGCTTAGGTATTCCAACAGGTGCTTTACCTGACGGCTCACCAAATTTAATGAATCAATTTATGACGGCATTATTAAAAGGTTCTGATAAAGAAGAATCTGAAAATGGTACTATTGATGCAACGGTACTTGTACCACCAATAGTTGGTGGATTATTAACAGTATTCGGCAAAAAAAGATAATATGACAAAATTAGAATTAGAAAACATTGTATCCCAAATGACAAATTTAAAGAATTTACCAAATACTTTAATTATAGATTCATTGGATAAATTAACTGAAGAGTTTGAGGTTACAAAACAAACCCTTATAAATTTAACTTTACATCTTGACAAGATTGAAGAATTATATAATATCACATTAAAAGAATACCAAAATAGAGTAAATGAGTAGAATAAATAAACCTTTTCTTTATCCTGCGATTGTCTTAGACAATCAAGACCCTCTTATGTTAGGTAGGGTAAGGGCTAGAGTATTGACTGATACGTATAATGATGTTATTGCAAGTATAACAAACCCGGTTTGGGATGAAAAAATAGATAAATGGACATCAAGAGACCCATTTATTTTTAATTCATTGTTACCTTATTTTATGTATCAAGTCCCAAAAAAAAATGAACTTGTTTATGGAATTTACTATAATGCGGACTATAAATACGAAGGTCAATTTTATGTACAATCTTTATTTTCATCACCAACACTAACCCCCGGTGAATATTATGTTGGTTCAGAAAAATTTACGGGTGTAGGCGGACAATATAAAAATCCATTACCTTTAAAAAATCAAGATGGTACATATGCCAGTCCTAAAAATGAAGGGGTTTTCCCTGAACCAGGTGATAATGCGATTTTGGGTAGAGGTAGTGCTGATTTAATAGTTAAAGAAGATGAAGTTTTATTAAGAGCGGGAAAAACAATTGGTAATATACTCCCAAATACAATACCTGCGGCAAATAATACAAGAGCATTTCTACAATTATCAAGATTTAACAATATAAAAATTCTTGATGACGTAAAAACATTTACACAACAATTTGAACAAATTGTTATGGTTAAATACTTGATAGAATGGGTTATAACAAATCCTGAAAATACTCAAGATAAATTTACTGGAAATGTATATTTGTATAAATTGAGACCTAACCTTAAAACTAATTCAATAGAATTAAAAGTAGATTCAGATATTGAGGGATATAAATCATTAATTTTATCTTGGGGTTTCAATGCTTTGAGTATGGTTGAAACAATTAAATTTATAAATGATTTTATAATAACTTGTAATAATGAAGGTAATATAAATGGGAAAAAAGTTTTCAATGAAAGTCCATTTCCAATATTTTATAGACCAACTAATTCTACATATTCATTCATAAATAGTTCAACAGTTTCTCCTTTAAATGTCCCTGTTTCAGATTATTGGTGTTATGGTTCTTACTTCTTTTTAGCTGGGAGTGGTAATGTAGATATTAAAGTAATAAATAAAACAACGGGTGTTATAACTATTACGAAAAGTACATCTTGTACCAGTTGTACTGCTATTTCAGTTTTAGATAGACTTTATACTGAAACATTGGCTCAAGTTAAAACAGAATTACAATCTCTTAATATTGAAAATGTATTATTACCAGCAAAATCAGATTTAATTAATTTATCTACAGGAACAATACCAACAGCACCCCCAACACCTACTGTAATATTACCATCAAACCCAACGGCTCAACTTAATTTAAGTAAAATATATAATGGTATTAAATTAAATAATACAACAATTGTTAAAGGATATGGATTAATTTATACAAAAAATAAAGTTGGGTTTCCATTTGATGTAAAATCTACGGATGTACCAATTTTTAAATATAATAATTCTCCTGTGACATTTGGAGCCTTCGGTTCTGATATAATATGTTTATTATCTCATTTATCATCAATACCGGGGAAAGGAAAAATTAATTTTGATGGTACATTATATGGTATTACAAATGATAATTATACTGATGAAATTGAACCAAAAACATCAAGTATGGTTAGAGGAGAAGAACTTTTAGAATTAATAAATCTTATTGTTAGATTCTTAACAACACATACTCATGCATATCCTGGATTACCTCCAGTTCCTGTTACACAAGATGGTTCAAGTGTTTCAACATTATTATCTGAAATGCAAAATGCGGTAAATAAAGTTTTAAACGAGCATATCCGATTGAATTGATATTTATAATAAAAAGTATCCATGTCAATATACAGGTCATACATTAATAGAAACAACACCTTAATCTCTAATTCTGATGTTAATACGGGTAGAAACCCCGTTACAGAGTTAAGTTTCGGTGCCTCAGATTATCTTATACCCAATTATGGGTTCACAAGATTCATATTTGATTTAGACTTATCAAGTTTAATCAATAACATTAAAGATAATTTTATCACTACTGCGTGTACTGATAATATGACACATTATCTCCAAATGACAAACACATCTTCATTTCAAGAAGATTTATTAAACACTAAAATGACAACAGGAAGAAGGCGTGCAACTTCTTTTGATTTAGTTTTATTTAGAATACCAAAAACGGAAGGAGATATTGGCGACCCTCAATATTGGGACGAAGGGGTTGGGTATGATTTCAATGAATTTAATTTGGCGGTTGTTAATTCACAAGGTGGAGGTTCTCCTATGACTTATATTGATGATAGGTCATTCTCAACAAGACCATCAAATTGGTATAAGACAACTACGGTAACTGACTGGTCTCAACCAGGAATGTATGATAATAAAAATAATGGTATTGTTAATTTTTCTGATTTATATATTGTAGATAGACAACATTTTGAATTTGGAAATGAAGATATTAATTTTGATATGACAAATGAAATTAATAGTATTATTGATGGTACATTAACTGATGTAACTGGATGGGGAGTTGCTTATTTACCTGATGTTGAGACAATCACAGGATTAACCGAAGCTTATAGTGTTGCATTTTTTACAAGACATACTCAGACGTTTTATCAACCATTCTTACAAACAACATATGATGACTTAATTAAAGATGACAGAAATAATTTTGTTAAAAATCAAACCAATAAACTTTATTTATATGTTTATCAAAATGGTGATTTGGCTAATTTGGATGAAAACCCAATTGTAACAATTTTAGATAGAGATGATGCACCTGTTATTTTATCATTGTCGGCTTGTCCTAGAACTAAAGGGGTTTATGAGATAGTAGTACCAAATAGTTTTAATAATTATAATTCTCCTTGTGAATTTTATGATGTTTGGGCAAATATTAAAATAAATGGGGAATCATTACCAAATATAACCAATCAATTTATCTTAAAAAATATTGCATCCAAAATTAATGCAAGTTCTTTGTCTAAAACACCTGAAATTTTTGGGTTTGACTTCTATGGTATTAAACAAGATGAAAAAATTCTTAATACAGATATTAGAAAGGTAGGTGTGATAATTAAAAAGGCTTATTCAACCCAAACTTTATTGCCGGATGTTGATTCCTATTATAGAATATATGTAAAAGAAGGAACAACAGAAGTTCAAGTTCAAGATTGGACAAAAATTAATAGAACCCCCAATGAATATTATTTTATTTTTGATACAACAGATAAAATACCAAATGAATATTATGTTGACATAAAAGTTAATATCAGTGGACAAAAGGATACTTATAAAAAACAATTAACTTTTCAAATAGTTAATAAAAAATAAAAACTTATCTATTTAAAGATATTTATAAATAAAAAAAATTATGGCAACATATAGTGCAAACACTTTTTACGAATATACTAATGAAATGTTAGGTTCCTTTTCAGGTGGTAGTTGGGACGAGTCCTTAGGAAATGCTCCACATCCACAATCAATAACATATGCTCACTCAAAAACAGGAGATACGGTTGTAGACTTATCAAGTATAACTATCGGAGGATTTAACGGATTAAATAATTAATACAATGAGAATAATAAAACTAACAGAATCAGACTTAAATCGCCTTGTTAAAAAGGTTATTAAAGAAGAAGAATCTCCAAATTATATGTTTTTTAGTAATTTGGAACAAATGAAAAGACAATGTGAACTATTATTGCAATTAGACCCCCATATGGTGGACGAGATTCTAATGAACGGACACGATTGGGCTGATGACCACATTTCATCCGCAAAGGAGAATATTGACCAAGTATTTGACTTTATGATGAATGAAACAAAAAAAGATGAAACCACTCATCAAGATAGTATAATGTCAGAGTCTGAAAAACAAAAGAAAAATGTACCAACCAATCCGGCCTTATGGAAAAAATCATTATCGTGGGCTAAAACCAAATATAAAGTTTGTCCAAGCGCCTATTGTAATGGAGGCGCAGCTAAACACTACAAAAGTTTAGGTGGAAAATGGAAGAAAAAATAAAATAATCCCCCACCTAAAAAATGGGGGATTTAATTTTTTAGTCTATACCGATAAGTTCTAATTCAAAAATCAATTTTTTACCTGCTAACGGATGATTAGCATCAATTTTAATTGTTTCATCACCAACCTCCACGATTGTAACATTAACAGGACCCATTTGACTTTGAGCATTTAAGATATCTCCTGGCTTAACTCCCTCAGGGAATTGTTCTTTAGGAACATCAAAAATCATTTCAGGTTTATATGAACCATATGCTTCCTCAGGCTCAATCTCAATTGTTTTCTTTTCACCAACAATCATATCAATAAGTCCATTTTCAAAACCTGGAATTACTTGTTTTGCACCAATAGTTGCTTTTATAGGTTCTCTGCCTTCTATTAAAGATGTATCAAATATTTCACCATCTTCAAATTTTCCTGTGTAATTAACACTTACTGTGTCACCTTCTTTTACTTTTGTCATTTTTTATTTTTTTTTAAATTTAATCAACTATATTTATTTAATCAATGGAAAATACTAAATTTGTAAAATGAATAATAACTCCGTAGGATACATCCCAAGACTTCTCCATAAATTTTACTTACGCCTTAAAGATAGATTTGACCCAACACCTGAGCCCAAAGAAGAAGAAATATATTGTATTGAAATATGCAAAAAATTAATAATGTTAAATAATACTAAATTAACTATCGCCCCTCTTTCAAATAAAAGATTTATTAAAAATGATGAAAAAAATATGTTCATTGTTATTCACAATAGAACAATTAGTCTAGTTAATCACGTTTATGGATATAATGTTTTTATAGATAACACTAAATTATATGATGATATAATATTTTTATTTGATAGTGAACTTGAAAAGATTAGACAACAATTGGAAGATGAAATTAATGGTAATATTAAACATTCTTTAAAAGTAATTCTTAGTAAATTTAACTGAAATCTTCTCTTAAAACTTTTTTAATTAATTCTTTAAGAGATTCATTTTTTGGCTCATAATGAGTCATTTTAGGTTTGTTTCCTGTACCTGTTTTACTATGTGTTTTTTCAGCATTTCTTTTTTGCTGACAAGCACTTTTCTTTTGGGAGTCTGTCATTTTAGATGCGACCCCAGCCGCCCTACATTTCGGGTATCCTTTATCTGATGCATCAGGTCTACCACAAGGGGGATGACCACCACCCTCTTTTTTACGACAAATATTAACCCAAGGCCCTTTTGGTTGAGAACTACCTTTAGATTTCTTTTTTGTACCAAACCAAACTCTCAAATCTTCTTTAACCAAATCAGATTCTTTACCCGGAGTACCAGGAGTAGAATCTCCCATAGGGATAAAACCATTTAATGGGTTTCCATCATCATCATTTTGTCCAAAAGTTTCAGAAGCTTTTCTGGCAAGTTTTTTTGTCATCCTTTCAATCTTACTTGCCTTAGCGGCAGATATCTCCATCTCACCATCATAACTATCATAAGCTAAATCAGGATTTAGATACTTTGAAACAGGAATAGTAAATGGGTCCAACGGTTCCTTACCCCAATCTAATGGAGCAAAATTTATAGGATTTTTAAAATGTCCTGCACTTCCTGAACCAGTCGCTTCCCTTATTGATTTTTTATTCATATATTTTACTATACAATAAATATACAATAAATATACAACATTTTAATTATGGAAGAACAAATACAACCTATGGGACATCTATTTGAAAGTATCTCATTTTATAATTCAACAGATGTTATAAAATTTCTTGATAGTATGACAACAGAACAAGCCTTTTATGTGTTAACACAAGCAATACAAATGGCTTATTCCAAAAACATATATTCCCTACAAGAATCAGAAATATTATCAAAATCCCTAAGATTACTAACCCAAACGCCAAATGAAACCCCCACTGAATAAATGGGGGTTTTTAATTAAATCTCTTTTGAGTGTATGAAGTTAAATTTAATTGCGTGTTTCTCAGGAGTCGATTCAAAGTCATAAGTATCATTCTTATAATTTGGAAATTTACCAACATAGTCTTTAAAATTACGAGTTATATTACTTTTAATCGTACTCTCAACTTTTTCTTTGGTAACTCCTTCTACTTCACCTTTTAAATATCCCCCATTAGATGGCACCATTCTATTAGTTACTAGACCATTTGTTGGTTGACGTTCCCTTGTTCCAGCATCATCAATGGTTACATCAACAACTGCCTTATCCCCCTCATCTCTAATATCTGTAACTTTGAATCTTGCTTTCATTGGTGTATAATTATCCCCCCAACCCCAATTCTTAGCAAATTTAGGTTTTTTATTAATAAAATCTTCTTTTTTCTTAACAATATTTTTAACCTTACCCTTCATTATATCATCATAAGTTGCGGTTCCGTACATTAAAGTATCCATTTCATCTTTAGTAACCCAAGTAAAATCACGTTCAACATTTTCATCCCATTCTATCGGGTCTGCATTATTCATTTGTCTTGATGTTGATGATGAATAAGTATTGGAAGTTCTATACCATTTATCTTGTTTGAATAAATAAACGGGATACCACCTATATGAAATCACTACATAATAATCAACACCATTTTTATCTGTCCCCCAACGTCCTTCCAAATTACTACCCTTGAATGGAGCTTTAGCTCTAACAAAATTACCTGATTGTGGATTACTTATGGTTCTTTGTGGTAAATCTTTAGCTCCAACAAATTCCTCAGGAGATATTTTATTGTATCCACCTTCTTTTCTGTAATTGGCTTTCCAAAGTAGATAATAGTATTGAGCCATCTTAGGGTCTAACCCCAAATAAACGCTTATTTTTTTAATATAATCAATAATGTTACTCTTAATCTTTAATTGGTTTTTTTCCTTATTTAATTCATTAAATAAAGTTATTTCCCTCCTATCTAATTCTTCTTTAAGGATTTGTTTAATTAAACTTCTCATATAATATAAATACTATTTAAAATGAATTTATACCAACTCTTTCTTCATAATCTCCAAAGTGCTCTTATTTATCTCATATGCCCTAGCCAATCTAGTCATACCAATACCACCACCAAACCTAGGAAAGAAATCAAAACTTAAAAATTCATCTAACTCCTTCTCAACCCTCTCCTTACCAAATAATTCAAATAATTTACTCGCATACCCACCATCAGATATCTCATAAAACATTTTTCTCATCTCCTCAGGATTACAACTTCTCTCCGCAGAACCAATAGTCTCCTGACCAAATAATATAACATCAATCTTATTAAATGTCCCACCAAAAGTATGTTTCATATTCCAAAATGGAGATGTCCTATACGGAAAGTTTTGCAATGATACCACATTACCCTTCTCTTTCCACATCCTACTCTCATGCTCATCCTCAAGAATCTCAACCCCACCATATTCCTTACAAACACTTTCATAATCAACCACAACCGCTCTCTCAAACCCCAAAAATCGCAATAACTCAAATTCCAATTTTTCTAAATCTATCATATTACCCTTACTCTCAAATTCAAACATCGGAAAGATTTTTTCATGCCTACCCGGTATCGGTTCCTTCTCATCCCTGTATGATGTGGAAATACAAAACACACCATCCCACTCAGGATTCTTTAATAGCTCATATTCTAACCACATCTGTCCCGTCTGAGGTAACGGCCACACCTCACCATTATAATTGAACGTTGCAACTGAATGGGGGTTCTCACACGCAGCAAGGATAGATAATCTTGACTGAGTCGGAACCTCAATAAATCCCTTATCAAGGAAAAATCCTCTCATCTTTTGTACTAACTCATTGTAAACTTTTGTTTGCTTCATTTTTTTTTGTTTTATTTTTAATTTATTTAACTCATAGGCAAAAAAAATCCCCTCAAAAAAGAAGGGAATTAAAATAGATTATAAACTCTAATACATTACTCTTATAAAATATGCTCCGAAATGATTTTAACATTAAAAATAAATATACCAATCTTACCAAAAAAATAAATATTTATTATAAATATTCATCATGGAATCTCTATTACCCCTGAATTGGTACGTGGAATCTCCAATAGATTTTGAACATAAACAATACATACTCTACGCCTACCTACAAAAAGTTGATTCCGCATTCCAAAATAAATCACTTTCACCTCATCTTCTCCATCTAGAAAAACTTATGGACGAACTATTCTACTTTGAATCATCCTTCACAATGATTAAAGCAGACTTTGATAAAAATAGATACATTTATCTGGATAATATAAAATTGGAAGGCGAAGATAATTCCTTAATCTACGAAATAAGAGATATTGTCAGCTTCGCAATACCACAAGTAGAACCCCGAATAACTCTCGGTTATAAAATCCTTAAAAGAAATAATCAAATATTATACTAATATCTTATTTGATTTCCTAATATTCTCATCCGCCCACATAGGTTGAAGATTATTCAAACTCCAACACCTCATAAACTCATTATCCCCGATTTCTTGGAAGTTAAATGATGTGATGGGTGAAATATGGTCAACGTGCCATTCCCCGTAATTTTCCCACGTCATACCCTCTGTAAACTGATTTTCCAAGTGTATTGCAAGTTCCTCAGGACTATACTGTAAAATTTCAAAATAATGACCGTATTTATCCATATTATTCTCCTTTAATACAGTATAGATAGCTGTCCTGAAATTAGCAACTAGTTTATAAAGGGGGTCGTTATGTTTACGATTTCTTTCATAATCACGTTTAATTTTACGAATTTTATCAACATTCTTTTCTCTATACTCCTTTATATATTCATTCCATTTATCTTTATTTTCATTATACCATTTTTTATGTTTTTGTGACATATATTCCTTATTTTTCCCTCTCCATTTTTTGTCGGCAACTTTTTTACCCCCTGTGAATCGTCTACCTGATGGACCGAAGACAACACCATTTTCTTTAAGAATTCTATTAATTGTGGGTTTACTAATCCCTGTTTTTAAAGATATTGTATGTGTTCCCAATAACTCTTCATTATACATTTTTAAAATATTATTTAATTCTTCTTTAGTTAGTTCTACTTTTTTCATAATTATAAATATACTATATTTTTCCGAAAAATCTACTATTTTATAAAAATAATAAAAAAAGGAGACAATTTCTTGTCTCCTTAAGTGTATTTGTAAAAGATTGATTATCTCAATTCTCTTAAATCAAATGTTCTAACACCATCTACAGTAATTCTTCCGTAAAAGCGATTGTTGACCATCTTTTTTGCGTATCTCGTCATAATACCCTTAATTGGAGTAAAATTGAACGGATTGTACATAGTTGGAGTTAATTGTAGAGGTACGTACGGTGCGTAGATGTAACCTGTATCTAACAATGACGTTCCTTTGTGTCCCATTAACACTTGGTTAGCAGGGAAGTAAGGGTCACGATAAACTTGGTAACGACCAGCCAAAGTACCTACTCTTTCAATACCCATGTTGTATTGGTCTTGTTCAGGTGCTGCGTTTGATACGTGGAAATACTCCAAATCATCCATAATAGCACTGATTTCAGAAGAAACAACTATCCAGTTAGCACCACCTCTTAAGGTAGACTTATGGATTTGAGCTGAAATTTGGTTGATTGCGGTAATCAAAGTTTGGTTCCAATCTTTTTGAGTGTATGGAACTGCTTGATTTCCTAGTCTTTTCCAACCATTGTAATCCCAACGTAAGTTCCAAGCGGCGCCTTTACGTAAATCACGAAGGATTTCACGGTCAATTTCCGCAGCAACTTGTTCAGACAATAAAGCTGTTAATTCAGCTTCAGCATCAATGTTGTGGAATGCAGCAACGTCTTGAGCCATCTCAGGAGACCATTGAGCTCTTAATTTTCTTTCAGTAACAGAAACTGTTACAGATTGAAGGTCAAAAGAAACCTCACCAATTTTATCTTCAAACTCAAGTGTTTTGTAAACTCTGTAAGTTGATACGAAATCAGCGTTTGGTGCTGAACTACCTGGACCTGAGGTTGTAGTACCAGAATAACCATCAAGAGAGTTAGAACCTACAGTACAAGGTACTTGTAAATCAACTTCAAGATATATAATTCCGTCGGCATCACATATGTTATCAAAAGAACCACCATTACCTGTTGATGCAAAACTTGTTGATTGGTTATTAGTACCGTATTGAACAATACCTCTACCATATCTTTGAGTTACTACTCTAAATAATAAATTACCACTAGTTTTTCCTGAGAAACAACCTGTAGCAGTTGCCTGAATTGTCAAATCAGTTAAGAAAGCTTCGTTATCCATTACTTGACCATCAGGACCGATTAATTTACCAGCACCATCAGATGCAAAACCTGACATAGTTATCAATACTTTTCTGAATTCTGTTGATGCAGGATATCCTGAAGCTATTAAGTTTCCAGTAGCACCATTCCAAACTGCTGTAGAAGTTTTAGTTGGGCTTGTAGAAGAAGTTGAGGTAATTGCTGAGAATTGTCCTTTAGAATAATCAAACAAACCTGGAGGGTCTAAAGCTGGTTCAGTACCTTCATAAAATCTGTCATAAAGATTTTTACCTGTATTTGCTGGTAAATAACCTGAATCTGGTGTTTGACCATTTGTTGCACCAGGTGCTCCGTATGGAGAATAATGTTGACCATTTGTTGCGGTATCAACTTCATAAGACTGAATGTTAGGTACGAAGAAGAACAATTTACCGATTGGTAAGTTCATAGCTTGTACAGAAACGATGTCATTAGCCAAAAGTTTAGAGAATACTCTACGAACTATTGGAAACACAACTGTTTCAAATGCACCTGTATCAGATGTTGATGATGCTTCATTGATTAAAAATGATGCTTGGTTTTCATATAGCTGAGCTACGTTTTCTTTTAGGTGGCCTTTAAGACCTTCAAGGAACCCTAATTTGTCCCATTTGTTAATAGTGTCTTCTTTAATAACTTTAAGGTGTTTTAACCCGATGTTACCAACAAGACCGCTTTCTAATAATGCTCCCATGTTAATTTATTTTTTTTTTAAGTTTATTTTTAATTACATCTTAGACATCAAATCCTTAATTCTCATAAATTGAGGGTTTTCATAAGTTTTTGATTCAATAAGAGTTGTTGAAGAACCTGTAGAAACATTTTTATTCAATTTGTTTTCAACTGATTCGTTCATTGGTTTACTTTCAATCTTAGATAATTCGTCTTTTACTGATTTATAAAGGCTTTTAGATTCCTTTAATGTTTCAACATCATCAAATCTTCTAAGAATGTTTATTTTTTCTTTTTTAGTTGTTGAATGTTCTGTGAACAATCTTGTGGCGTAAGCTAAGTTGGAATTAAAAATTGCAACTTCGTTTAGCTTTTCTCTGAAAGTATTCAGAGCTTTTCTATATTCTTCATTTTTCTGTCTCAACATACTAACTTCTTGTTGTAGAATTTCCTCTTTAAGGTTTCTATTGGGGGTAATGCCTTTTCTAAGTCCACCACCTTTTCTTGGGCCCATACCCATAGTTCTTGCGGCTTCTTTAGTTTCAACTTTTTTAACCATTTTATTAGTACCACCCATGTTCTCACCTTTTTTGTAGTCAAATTTTGGTTTACCAGTTCCTACAGATTTTGCACCTTGTTTCATACTTTCTTTGAAACCACCGGTTGTTTTCTTGTATTCAAATTTTGGTTTACCTATTCCGACACCTTTTGGTTTGATACCTTTTTTGAGTTTTTTGCGACTGTATGCTTCATCCATACTCCAAGAATCTTCTTCATCCATTTCATCTTCATCGGATTCTTCATCTAATTCTTCTTCATCAGATTCTTCATCTAATTCTTCTTCGTCAGATTCTTCATCCATTTCAATTTCATAGATTGTTTCTTCTTCATCCATTTCTTCTTCATCGGATTCTTCGTCCATTTCAATTTCGTACATAACTCCTTCTTCTTCGTCCATTTCTTCATCATCAGAATCTCTATAAGAGTCTTTTTTAGAATTGTTATTAGAAAAAATTGCGTCTATTACACCTTGAACTTGGTCGTCATCTTCTTCTTCAGAGTATTCCATCATTCCTTGATTTAATTCATCCATAGATTCACCTAATCTTACAATGTATTCAGAATCGTTATTACTATCTTTAAGAGTGACATCAGAGCCATTCTTTTTAACAATAATACCGTCATTCTCGCCCATTGCTTTGAACACCTTAAGAATTTCTTCATCAGATGCGTCAGTTAAATCAATTGGTGGTTGAGAATCCATATCCATGTCAACATCAGCGTCTACATCAACATCATCTGTATCAGTGTCTGCGTCCATATCCATTTCAACTTCATCTTCATTATCTGCATCCATATCAACATCAACATTGTCTGTGTCAGTATCTACGTCTACATCTGTTTGGTCTTCTTCATCATCTTGTTCAGAAAGAGACTCTTTTACTAATTGATTGATTTCTTCCTTCATAGTAGAAGCAAGTATTCCTTTTGCATTTTCAGAGATAGCTTCTTCAACTTGTTTCATTTGAATAAGTGCCTCTTCAACTAATGATTTATTTTTTTGCATAAATAATTTTATTTATTTTAACTAATAAATAGTGTGATTTTTGAAAAAAGTTTATTTTTTGATTGATTTGTGAAGTTTTTTTATGAATTGTTTTTCTTTATATTAAATAAATATGTCGTAAAATAAAAAAAGTGGTCATAAGACCACTTTTTTTAAATGTTTAAACAATTTGTTAAGATTCAATAACTTCATCAATCTTACTTTCAGACACTGAAGTTATTCTCCAGTCGCGTGTAAAACCTTCGTATTTTTTTGTTACTTTGGCTTCAACATCAGTTACTGAAAACCCACGAACTAATTTTTCTTCTCTGATTTTTTTGATTTTACCCGTTTCATCGTCAGGTAAATCATAGGTAATTTTTGCTACAAAATACTTTTCATCCATTTCCATAATTTATTTATTTTTCTAAATAATCGGATAATTTTTTCATTAAGTCAACTGATTTCTCTACTCCACCACTTGATTTTTTTTCTTCTTCTAAATTTTCTTCATATTTGTCTCTATCATTTGCATCGGTAAACAAATATGCTCCTGGTGTAGACGGAGAGGAAACTAAGTCAAAACAAATTAATTCAAAGTCATCTTGAACCTCATTTTTTTCTCCAATCTTTTTAAGTGAGCCAACACCTCTTGAGGATATACCTAAAGTAACACCTTGTCTCATAAGATTTGCCGCTTGGTCACCCTTTGTTGAAACTATTCCTCTTTCGTGAAATCCTGGTGAGGTTAATAATTTTAACTTTCCCATTAGAATATTTTTATCCCACCAAATCTCTGTGATTATATGAGATACTCTATCCAAATCAATTAAAGATGATTCAGGGTGATTAAGTTCTGATGTTGATAAACCTTTGGCGATTGTTTGCTTATATTTTTCACTTTCTCTCTTTAATATCCTTTCGGGATAAAATCTACCGTTTCTATTTGCGGTGTCATATTTTTGTAATACGGCGTAAAATTCAAAAGGATTTCTATAATCCATTTTAGTGGATTCTTGAAGTATTTTTGCATTTATTTCGTCTTTTGGTGAAACATAACCTGCGTCCATCTCAACTAAAAGTCCGTAACCAACCTCATTTGCTTCTAATAATCTTAGTTTTTTCATTAATTTACTTTAAGATAAATATTAGGTATTGTGAGTTATTTTTTTGTGAGGGTAAATTCAAAGTATTTGTTTGAGGAAATGTTAGAATCTTGAATGTTTTTTATTATTGTTTTTATAGAGTTTTTAACGTAATTTGATTTAAAGTCCAATTCTTTATCTGAGAATAAATTAATTTCTAAATTTAAAAATGATTTTTTTCCGTAAAGAATTCCACTTGTTCGTAAGTCTAAGTCAACAATTGATTTTGGGGTAAAGATAGAAGTGTCTATTGAATCGTATACTGTGTGTTTAAGTTCTCTACTGAAATTACACACAATCCGATTCCAGTTTTCCATTTCTTCTCTTGGAGAGACCCAAGATTGAATATTAATGTAAATTGATTTTAAGTTTTTGGAGTCCACAGTTCCATAGATGGATTTGAAAGAATTTGATAAGTTAAGTTTTACACTTTTTCCTTTTTTCATTAATAGTCATATTATTATAGTTTATTTTTATAAAAATATAGCTAAATAAACACAATATCAAATTTTTTTTTATATTTAAAAATATATGATAATAGTAGAAATAAAAAAAGGGGAAAATATTGAGAAATCTTTAAAGGTTCTTAAGTCTAAAGTGATTAAAACTAAACAAAATCAATCACTTAATGGAAGAAAAGAATTTATAAAAAAATCTGTAAAACAAAGGAACCGTATCCTTAAAGCAAGATACGTTGAACAAATGAAAAAATCTTAAAGAGACTCAACTAATTCTTTCAATTTCAAATAATTCATTTGGTCAAACTTCTCAGATTTTATTTTTGAAATAGTTTCTGTTAATTTAGATTTAACCTCATTGTCTTTTTCATTTTCAATTAAGATATTTAATTTTGTTGAAGCGTCTTCTTTAAGAGTTTGAAATTTCATCTTTAAAGATTTTGTATCTTCTTTGATGATATCAAATAATTCTTTTTTAGAGGATTCATCCATATTTTCTAAATACTCATTAATTTTTTGATTACCAATCTTAACCATAGAACTTAAAGGAATATTTACAGATTCTTTAATTTCTTTTTTTGATTGAGTTAGAGTTTTAATTATTTGTTTTTTATTATTTAATCTGTCAGTTAACTGAATGTTTTTACCTGTAACATATACCAACTCATCTATTGATTGATAATTGTTTTTAATCTCCGTAATAGGGCCTTTTGGAATCTTTATTTTAGTAATTAAAGTTTGAAGTAAAGAAATACCTTCATTTAGGAATTCTGATGCGTCTTGTTCAGATAAACCTTGTGGTGTTGATAAATCATCATAAAGAGAATAAATCTTAGATATGGTGTTATTATTCAAAACATCTTGTTTGAATCCTTGTAAAGATTTTTTAAATTCTTTACCGTCTGTATATGATTCTATTAATTGATTTTCAATTATAGATTTTATTTGTCCAAATGTCATCTTATTAGTTTTATTATAAATATTACGAGTTTAGTAACTTATCTAATTCTAAATCCATTTCATCTAAAGAATTTTGTCCTGTTTTAAATTCTAAAATTTGTGCACCTTCAATAAACCTATTTTCCACCAAAATATTTAATTTATCTATTTTAGATTCAGGTGTAACTTCTCCCCCTGCTGGCGGCGCTTCTGCTGGAGGTTCTCCCCCTTCTCCTCCTGGAGGGGCTGGTGGTGGTGCTCCCCCACTTTCTCCACCAAATGATGGTAGTGCGGTTTCTTCTCCTGATGGTGTTGCTCCACCTGTTTGTGTACCACCGCTGGCATTATTACCATATAATTTATCTATGGTATCAAATATTCCTGTTTTAGTTATTATTGTTGCGGTTGCCTTCAATTCTTCACCGATGGCTCTTTCAAATCTTTGTTGTAATAAGTCTGTTTTTATTTCTTCATCAGAGAATCCGAAGATATGTTTTTTAGCCCAAGTAGATGATACTGCTTGAATACCATTTCCTGGGTCAGAAACTAAATCTTTATAAAGTAGAATTTTTTCTTTATAAACATCAATTTTTAACAAATCTGCTTGTGTAGATGGGTTTGTTAGCCCTATTGTAAAGTTTGATATTTCCTCTTCAAAACCTAATAAAAATAAATGTATGATTGCCACTTTATTTAGCTCTTGTATCATACTTTTTTGTATTCTATTGATTGTTCTTGCGAAACGAATATCCTGTAATGATAAATTTTTACCATCTCCAACAACTTCTTCAAATCCTAAGAAGGCTTTCGGAACTCTTAATGCGGTTAATAGTTTCTTTTGAATATATTCAATATCCGCAATCTCTGATAAGTTTGTTGCACCTGGCAAAGTCTCAATTGGACTTGGTGCCGCTGGGTCTCTAACGGGAACAAAGTAATCTTGGTCAACAGCCATCTGATTAAACCTCATATCAACATTACCTGTATTTTTATCAACAACTTGTTGTCTTTTGAACTTGTCGGCAACCCTATTAACATAAGGTTCAACATCCTCATCATTCATATTTCCAACAAATACTTTAAAGATTCTTCTTTCAGGTGCTCTTGATGTTCTATAAATTAACATTGCATCTTCAGATAGTAATAATTGTTTCCAAATTCTTCTTGCCTTTTCTAACATTGAAGTACCATAAGGAAGTTTTCTATCATCACCTAATAACCTAAAGTGAGCGATTTCCCAAGATTGGAATGTTATTGCTTTATTTTTCCAAGTAAAAGTTAATGCTTTTTTTGCCTCTGTTTTTCCTAAATCAACAGGACTTCTATCTCCCATACCAACCTCTTTTCTTTCAATCTCAATATTTGGTAATTGTTGACAACCAACAACCCCCTTTTCAGGGTCTAGTTTAAGATAAACGAAATTATCACCAAATTTACAAGTATTTCTTGTCCACATTGGTAAATTGGTATTAATATCTAAAACATTATTAAATAAATCTGCCAATACTGATTTAATTCTTTTTGATTCTGAATAAATCTGCAACATAAACCCATCTTCATTTACTGTTGTTGACTCTTCTGCATAAATGTCTAAAGCTGCTGAAATTTCTGGTGTATATTCCATACTTTCATAATCATATGTGGAAGATAACCTTGATGGTTCATAATAAACTGCTTGAGAGTATAAATTGTTTTCTACTTTAGCCCATTGTTGTCCTAAATAGAAAGTTTGTTGTGCTTGAAGTTTTTCTTTTTCGTATTCTTCCTTACTTTTGGTTCTTAATAATTCTTTCTTATCAAGACTAAACGAAGGGTAATCTTGTCCTAATAAGGAATTGGGACCAAATGTTTGACCTAACCGTTGCCAAATCGTCATATTTTCTTTTTTATTTTCAGCCATAATATAAATTTAATTCAATGAATTAATAATATAAATACTTATTTACCTCCAAATAACCATCCATACTTTTGATAGTCTTCTTTTCCCGGTCCTTGGCTTGGATAATGTCCTGTCTTAGTGTTCCCTTGAGGTACTAATGGGTTGAAGAAGTCTGAAGTATTTTTATTTTCATTTATTGTGGTTGCCCAAGAATTTATCATAGCCTTTGTATGGTTTAAATTCTTTGTAAGTTGTTGAAATGATTTTTCTCCGACATATAATGCCATTGATATTGACATAATACAATCATCGTGATGTCCTTTCTGATGGTCAGGTCTTCCATTTACAAATATAAAGGTGTTCATTTCATTATATAATCTTGTTGAATATATTTTGAAATCATGTCTTATTGCTTCTTCAAAAGACGCAATAATTTGAACCCTTTTATTGTTAAAATTTATTCCAGGAATTTTTTCATTAAGTTTTTGGTCCCACTTCCATTTATTTTGAACCTCAACATTATCAACATATAATCCTTTATATCCTAATTCTTGTAGTTTTCTTGCTGTCGCAACCCCCATTCCACCTGTTAAATCTGTTACACAATATGCGTTATACAAAGTCCCCCACTTATAAGCAATTTCTGCTAATACATCTGGTGGGATTTTTCCCACATATTCTAATACTTGTTCCCTTTCATCAAAATCAATAATCTCAATAGATGAAAAATCTTCAGAATCTCCTCTTGATACATCCACACCCATAACATATTTGTGTCCCATTTCAGGTTCTTTCCATATCCACAGACTTCCACCCATCATTTTAGCTTGGGGTTCCTTAATTTGGTTCTTAAGTATGTTCTGCATCAAATCTGAGTCAAACACGTTGTCACCAGAACCTAAAAAGTTACTTTCCAACTCCTGAGACACTTTTCTCTTATCAAATTTCAACTTTTTAACCATACTCTCATACCAAGATGAGCTCGGCTTATATCCCTCAGAGATATATTTTTTTAATTCATCAAAATTTCTTTCATATGGGTTATCTATGGATAAATCAATAACACAATCTTCGGTATATTCATTTCTATTTAAGAAAAAATGTATAATATCAGGAGTTTTAACAACATATAAATCTTTGGTATATCTTGGGTCTTTCCACCAAAACATTTCAGAAATTTTGAAATCATTCATTTTTCTTAATGCTTGGTCGTATATTTCATAGTAAATTGGGTCATATCCGTTTGGTGTTGAGATAACAATTACCTTACCACCCGTAGATAGTGATGCCATACAAGCAGACCAAAAATCACCATCAGCTTCAATGTATGCGGCTTCATCAAATATCAATATTGTTGGGGTATATCCACGAAGGGCATCTTTTGATGTTGCAACGGCTTTAACCTCACAATCATTATTTAACTTAAAATGTCTTGCTGCGTTCTTTTCTGCGGAAAACCCGATACCAACCCAAGCCGGCCATTGTTCTGTAAACCCCCTAATTTTATTTGCCATCTCAACGGCAGTATCAAGTTTATTTGCAATAATTAGAATTTTTTCAGGCTTACTTTTTTTGGCAAATGCGAGTCTTTTTGATGCCCAAGCGGCGGTTACTGTAGATACACCCGCTTGTCTATACTTCAATGCAATATTTTCATTGTATTTTTCATAATCATTAATTAAGGTAATTTGGTCTGGGAATAAATCCAACGGAACATACTTGGAAACAGTATTGTCAAATGTTTGTAAGTATGTTCTTAATGCGTATGGAGTATCTCTCATACATTTTGTAACCTCAATTATTAATTGTTCTTTTGTCATATCTTATAAATACTAAACCCCTCCGTTAATTGCTCATTGGAGGGGTTTTATAGTTTTTTATAAATTTTATGGTCTTGATATTCCTAAACTACCTAAGAAATCATCTAATCCTTCATCATCATCATCATCATCATTGTTTTTAGGTTCAATCCCCTCTTCTTCTTGATAATCCTCAAATTCATTTTTCATAGTCATTGCTTCACGCATAATCTCTTCAAATCTTGAGGTTGCTTTTTTATTTTTTGCTGGGTCTTCAGAAATTACATTTCCCATAATTGTTAAAAATTCTTTAGCGGGTATTTGATATAACAAAATATGGAACCAGTTAATTAATCCTTTATTACTTTCATCAAACATTTCATCAGGTAATGTAAATCTTAATTTTTCAACAATTTCAGGACCAATTCTTAATTGCATTGGCTCATTTGATAAAATATCTGTTTGTCCTAAAACTTTGTCTCTCATTCCTTGGTCTTGTGGTAATCCGTGTCTTCCTTTTGCCTCTTCTAAACCTTTTATAATTTCGTGACATAAGATTGGAAACATAAGTCCAAATGCTCTAATTACTGTATCAGGTTTTTCTTCTTCCCCACCACCTTCATCTTCTTCTTCATCATCATTATTGTCTAATTCAACTTTACCAGCAACACCATTTCCTGTTTGACTCATCTGTTCAATCATTTGTTCCATTGTAAAATACATAAAGTCATTGATTGCCATAACCCCCAAATAACTTTGATAAAGACTTGGGTCAATAGCGTCTAATCTTGCTTTTACTTCTGGTTTTTGGAAAACATAATGTCCTTTTTTTGCCGCCCCTTGAATAATGGCATTTATAATATTTCTTTTGTGTTTTTCTAACTCTAATTGTTCTTCATCTGTTAAATCTTCAATATCAAAAGAAGGATATTGTGGTTTTTCAGGTTTTTCTTCCTCTTCTTCAGGTTCCTCTTCGTCATATCTAAAATTAGATACATCAATGGGTGTCCTATTTAAATTAGGTTCAATTTTATACCAATCTTCAGGTGTTTCGGTTTCTTCTAAACAAACCTCTACAGCCAATTGCTCAAGTTCATCTCTATGTCTGCTTTCTATACTTAAAACTTGGGGAACTCGACTCATCAATTCATTATAAACCATTCCTTGTACTTGACGAGAACTTAAATCTCTATTTCCCGTCACTTGTTTTAATTTTTCTGTAACTTTTTGAAATCTGCTTGATACTAGTCTTTGAACATCTTCTACACCTTTTTTCATTGCAGGGTTCTTTGCATACATCCCCTCAGGGTCTCCCAATTTTCTTTCCAAATTTGGGTCCATTCTTTCAGGTTGATTTCCGTAATCTATTTGTTCTTTTATTTTTCTCATTTTTCTAATAATTTCATTATTGCGTTAATTACTTCATCTTTTGCCTTTTCAGGTGAAATTGCTTTTGGAGCTGGGTTTTCACCAGGGTTAGGATTTTGTCCCGGATGTTTAGGTCTTGGTTTTGTGCTTGGCTTTGTTCCTGGTTTTGTTGTAGGATTTGTTTTTGGTTTTGATGGCGCTGTTTCAACATCTTCTGATAGATATTTAATCAAATCACCTTTAGTTATTCTTGGTGGAATATGTTTTTCTACTATTCTCATAATTTCGTTTTCTAAAAACAAAGATACGGGATTTTTTCCTTCTTTCAAACTTTTTTTAACTTCTCTTACACATCTTTCAAATTTTCTTGACTTTTTAGGTCCAACTTGTGCGTGGCATATAGCCCAAGGATTTGGTTCACCTTTTTTAACTTTACCCTCTTTCATTTCACCTTCATTTGGTGTAACCACAACATCTCCTGTTGGTGTTTTTGTAACAGACGCCCCTTTTGGCATTGGTACTGATACATTACCACCACTTCCTTTTACATTATAAACAGGTTTATTTGTTTGGGTAACTTGCTCATTATATAATCTTGAATGTAATACATCAATTTGAGCTTCGGTTAGTTTTATAATTGTTTTAGTTGATAAACCTTTTTCTACCAACTCTAATGCTTTTTTATTACTTTTCATATACAACTTTTTTTTCAAACTCAAGGATTAAATCCTTTTCGTATAATAAATCTTTTATTTTTTGTTCTTCGTCGTTAAATCTAAATACCATTCTTGGTTTTTTAACATCTTCATCCTCTTCCCATCCCAAAGCAACAACACCATCAGTTGCATCTATCATAGAAAAATAATCGGAGTTTTGAATTAGTTCTAATTTAATATCAGTGTCCTTCAAAACTCCTACTTTTTTAATATATTTCAATTCAGGTGGTTGTGGATACCCATTACAAGGTTTACTATCCCAACTATCGCCCCAAACTTCCATTTCATCCGAAAAAATAAATTCATATATGTTATCTCCTTTAAAATTTGGTCCTAAACCATTAATATAAATTAAATTCATAGTATAAATCCGTCAGGTGAAATTTTAATTTGTTTTTTATTGTTTTCAAAAATTAAATTATTTTTATTTGTTTTTCCAACAAATACAAAACTAGAATTTTCTTCTAAAAATTTTCTTGATGCTAATTCTTGTTCAATAGTTTCACTTAAATTAACAACTGAAGCCATTTTCTGTTTAGCAATAGATTTATTTCTGATTTGAGTTCTATCTTTATTTTCTTTAATTATTTTTGTTTCATTTTCTGTTATATCAAAATATTTTGAAATAACTTTATCTACTTTTGATTCTTTAAAGATACTATCAATTATAGAACCATATCTTGAACCTTCTTGTGGTTCTGCACTCATTCCTTCTTCTCCTCCAAATGATGGAATTTCTTCTTCTCCGCCCATTTCACCTTCTTCTCCGCCCATTTCACCACCCTCTTCTTCACCTTCTTCCTCACCTTCAAATTTTGACATAATATCATCTTTATCTTCGTCAGAAAGGCTTGATAAATCAGCGGCAGATAAAACCATATTTATAACATACTTAATGTTTTCAGATGTTAATCCTTTTTCATTGTCAAACTCTCTCATTTTTTGAGTAAGTTTCCCTGTAAGTTTTTGGATTGATTTAAATGTAACTTCTTCTTCTTGTCCTTTATCCATTCCTTCATCACCCATTCCTTCGTCTCCCATACCTTCTTCAGGCGCTGGTGGCATTCCTTCATCACCCATTCCTTCCTCTCCTTCAGGAGCGGGTGGCATTGCATCAGGTGATGGTGGTAATTCAGGTAAAGGAACCGGAGGTGGTTCTGATGGAGGTGCCGGTGGCATTGGTGCATCATCACTTGGTTCGGGTTTTGGAGTCCTTAAAACAAATTTCTTTTGTTCACCAAAAAGTGAAGTTCCTTCTTCGTTTTCTGTTAGTCTATTAATTTCTTTAGTTAAAAGATTTAATCTCTTTAATGCTTGAGAATACGACGGATAATATTTTCTATTTTTCATCGGTTCAATATAGTCGGTTTCAGATTCTGAAATAGTTTTTTTGATAATATAACCAGCTCTTTCTCTAATGATTTCATATCCGTTGCCATCAGATAAAGTGATATTATATTCAGATTTTGAATTTTCGTTAACAATGGCAGGTTTAACCTCATTGTATCTTGAAATTTCAATTATTCTTTTGATTTTGTCTTGGCCTTGAAGTTTTTCGCTACCAAGCGGTTTTAAATCTCCCATAATTTGAGTTTTTTTTCTTTATAAATATATGATAATAGATAAATATCTGATAATTACTTAGATTCTTCTATTTTCCTTTCAATTGATAATTCTTTATCCATTGTTTTATTAACTACATCAAAAAGTTTTTGAATATGTCCCGAGCGTCTTAGGTATTTAAAGACTAAATTTTCATAAGATAATTCACCTTCTTTCTCTAATCCTGATTGTCTATACTCTTTTAACTTTTCTCTAATATCATCTAAAATTTTTCCGTCATTGTCTTTTGACTCTTCAATCCCCTTGTCAATTTTTTCCGTCCATTGTTTAATTTTTGTTGTGAGCATGTTTTTATCCAATTCAAACTTCACTTTTTTCGGCTCACTAACCCATTCATTATCCATAACTGAAAATACTCCTGTGCTAAAGTGGGACTCTTCCAAATCCTGAGCATATAACTCAACATCATAACCAAAAATTTTGATGTCGTGTTTTTCATTAAAAATTTGTTTTTTAAGATTAAAATTTTCCTTATATAAATCGCCTTCTTTTCCAAATTGTTCAAAATCAATAACAATGTGTAAATCAAAATCCGAAAATTCTGACCAATTAAAATTTGCTAATGAGCCTGTTAATACAATATCATCAACAAACACATCTTCGCCTAATTCTTCTGTAAATTTTTCTGCAATTTTTAATAAACCCTTTCTAACCTTATCCTTCATCTTTGCGGTTTTAGGTTCTTCAGGATTTTCCCATACTTTTGGGTTCAAAGTTTTTTTAATTGAAAAACTATCTATTATCTTTTGTGGAGTTTTCATCTATAATAAATAGTTAGGAAATCATAGTTTTTTAAATGTATATTTTTTTGCTATTTCTGACATAAAAAATTTTCCTTGGGACTCCGCCATTCTGAACTTTGTGTAGATTTGATGGGGAACATTTTGATACTCATACTTTTGCCCATTATTGAATTCTGTTATTAACAGCTTTGTTTCTGTATCATATTCTGTTTTTTTTAAGTTGGAAGATTTCATTTCATTAATTATCTTCGTTCCTACTATCATTTCTTTCGTTATTGCCATCTTCTAAAGGTGTTAACTCATTTATTTTAATAAATAATGGTGTTAGATATGCGTGAAAATCATCTAAACTAACATCAAAACCATAATCATTAACTTGCTTAAATAAAGCGTTTTTTTCATCATTAAATCTCTCTTTTAACTCCATTAATCTATGAGTATATTTTGGGGGATTAACTAAATCTTCATTTGTCCATCCATATTCTCTAAATAATTGCCTTAACTCAATGTAAGTTGTCAATAATTCTTTTTGACCTAAAGTGTCATTTAAAAATTTTTCAAATCTAATCATAATATATAAATATTAAAAAACCCCCATTTTTTAGGTGGGGGTTTGTTTTTACAATAAACTTATCCTTTTTTTCTTTTCAGTTTTTTTGTAGTTTGCAACAAATACTGTCAGGATACCATCCTCAATTGTTGCTTCAATGTTGTCGGGGTTATAATCTTGTCCAATTTTGAATTTTTGTGAAATAACTTTCTCTGAGTCTTCACCATTTAATTTGTATGTTCTTTTACCATCAATGTAAAGAACACCCCCTTCCATTTCAACCTTCAGGTTTGTTTTATTAAAACCTGGAACATCAAAGAGTAGATAAGCTCCGTCTTTTGTGTAATTCACCTCATAAGGTTCTTTATCAGAATTTTTAACAACCATATTACTATAAGTGGGTTGTCCGAAAAATCCATCAAACAATTTGTCAAAATTTGAATTCAAGTAAATCATAATTTTTTTGTGTTTTTTTAAATTTATTTATTATCTTTGTAATAGTCAAGTTTAATGCCAACGAAATATATTATGACAAAATGACATATAAAAAAATATTACCGACAATTTGACAAAAAATTTGGTTATGTCCCAAATTTGATAAATCTTTGTAAAAATAATTAATTATGAATGAATTAATGGATGATGAAGACAAAATGATGAGCAAGAAAAAAACCTCATCAGATAGTAATACCCCCGTATTAGATAATTTTAGTCGGGATTTGATTAAACTCGCCGAACAAGGTAAGTTAGACCCAGTTATTGGTAGAGAAAAAGAAATCTTGCGTATTGCACAGATTTTATCTAGAAGAAAGAAAAATAACCCAATTATCATTGGAGACCCAGGTTGTGGTAAGACAGCAATTGTTGAAGGATTAGCAATTAAAATCCATACCGGTGATTGCCCAAGAAATTTGGTTGATAAAAGAATTGTTGAGTTAGATTTAACTTCAGTTGTTGCTGGAACAAAATACAGAGGACAATTTGAAGAGAGATTAAAGGTTATTATGGAAGAACTTAATAATAATCCTGACATTATCATTTTTATTGATGAAATCCATACTTTGGTGGGTTCAGGAAACTCCTCCGGGTCAATGGATGGTTCAAATATCTTTAAGCCCGCCCTTGCTCGTGGAGAATTGCAATGTATCGGTGCAACCACCTTAAATGAGTTCAGAAAGAACATTGAAAAGGATGGAGCATTGGAACGTAGATTCCAAAAAATCATTGTTGAGCCATCATCAATTGATGAAACAATAACAATCTTAAAAAGCGTTCGTGAAAAATATGAAATGTATCATAAAGTAACATATAGCGATGAAGTAATTGAGGCGTGTGTTAAATTAGCTGACAGATACATTACAGATAGAGGTTTTCCTGATAAAGCCTTTGATATTTTGGATGAAGTTGGAGCAAGAATGCAAACGGAACTTAAAGTTCCAGAAGCAATTGAAGAATTAAAAAGACAGGCATCAGAAATAAAAGATTTAAAAGTTGATGTTGTTAAAAGGCAGAACTACGAGAAAGCGGCAGAACTAAGAGATAGAGAGAAAAAACTATTAACCAAATTGGAAATAGAAAAGAAAAAATTTGAAGAAGAAATGCAAAAAGATAAACAAAAAATCTCCGTTGAGAATGTTTATGAGGTTGTTTCAAATATGACTAATATTCCGGTGAATAAGATGAATGTTGATGATAATAAGGCTCTGATTAATCTTGATACGTCCCTAATTGATAAGGTTATTGGACAGAACAATGCGGTTATTAAGATTGCAAAATCCATCAAGAGAAACAGATTAGGTATTAAAGACCCAAATCGTCCAATCGGTTCCTTTGTATTCCTCGGTTCAACGGGTGTTGGTAAGACATATCTTGCAAAACAACTGGCAAAAGAGATTTTTGGTAGTGAGGATTCACTTATCAGAGTTGATATGTCAGAATACCAAGAGAAACACACCATATCTAAATTAGTGGGGGCTCCTCCAGGTTATGTTGGATATGAAGAAGGTGGATTATTAACCGAAAAGGTTAAAAACAAACCATACTCCGTAATCTTATTTGATGAGGTTGAGAAGGCACATAAAGATGTGTTTACCGTTCTCCTTCAAATACTTGATGATGGACACGTTACAGATGGATTAGGTAGAAAAATCAATTTTAAGAACACCTTGATTATCCTAACATCAAATCTGGGAGTTAAAAAACTTCAGGACTTCGGAACAGGTATTGGTTTTAGCACAAATGCGTATAGCAATGAAGAAGCCAAAAAACAAATGTTGATGAAGGAGATGAAGAACTTTTTCTCACCTGAATTTATCAACAGAATTGACGACACAATTGTTTTCAACACATTGTCTCCTGATGACATTAAGAAAATCACCCGAATTGAGTTGGATAAACTTATGACTCGTTTGTTGGATATGAAATATGTTATCAAATATGACGATACGTTGGTTGAGTATCTCACTAAGGTTGGTTATGATGAAGCTTATGGTGCAAGACCACTCAAAAGAGCAATCCAAGACAAAGTTGAGGATTTCTTATCAGAGGAGGTATTACTTGGTAAAGTATTTGAGGACAAAACTTATATGTTGAGTGTTTCAGAAGAACAAGTCAATATAAATGAGGAGTTAGTTGTTGAAGAAAAACCAAAGAAAGTTGTAAGAAAAAGAAAAGGGGTTGAATAACCCCTTTTCTTTAATTTAATTTATATTCGTTAAAAACCAACACATTTAGGTTTACCTGCGGTCGTTGTGTATATTACAAAACTACCACTAGTTTTATTATAAAAACCAACCCAAACCCCTTTAGGGTCTGCGTCTGAGATTTCTTTCTTTGTTTGTTGATTTAACATAGAATTATTTTCAGATATAATTTTACCTTCAGCCATTCCTCTAATACCCATCATTCCGTCAACCCCATTACAATCCCACCAATAATTTGTCCCATTAAAAGTTCCTCCAAATACATAACCTGAATAAGTTCCAGGGAACGAAGGACCTGAAATCATTTCAGGTAAAACATTTTTTATTCCCTCAGTATCCACTTTGTTTGTTATTTCGGGATTTTTTTTGGTTTCAGTGCTCTGAGCTTGTGGTTTATAACCGGAATCCTTAAAAAATATCCCTCCGGGTTTCATTCCCCAATCTCCAAATTTTTTACCTGTTAAAGTTAGTTCTAAATTACTAATTCCACTTCTTGATGGTGATAATTCTTCGAGTAAATATCCTGTAAATTTACCGTCGTTAGAATATACCAAAACATCATTAACATATCTAACATTCATAGAGTTTGCTAATGTATAATAATTTTCATTATCTGGGTTTCCTATGTAGTTTCCATCAGGAAGATTTATTTCATTTACTTTTTTAAACCCTGCCTTTACATATCTTTCTTCACTTTGTTCTGTAATTAAAGGTTTTACATTACCAAGTTTACTTTCAGATAATTTTTTGAAATTTTTAGTTCCAATTTCAATTCCACCTTTGTGCTGAGCAAGAATATTACTCTTTTCTTGTTCAGATAAGTTATTTAATAAATGTTTCATATTATTTTTTTATATAATCTTATATATCTTATTAAACAATAAGATAACTTTTTTGACCAACCGATATGTAAAGACAAGAACCATGTAATTCAACAACTGCATTTGATTTTTTTAATTGTGCCATATCAGTTTTTAAATCATCTGTATCATTCTCAGACATACACGCACCTTCGTTTATTAAATTTTGTTCTTTAATTACTTTTCTAACTAAGCGACTCATATCGCGTTCTGTTAATCTTACAATTTTTCTCATAATATTAATTTTATAAATAAATATCTCATAAAATTAAAAAACCCCACCTTATTAGAGATGGGGGTTTAAATTATTTTAAAGTTTTTATTTTTCTTCTGTTGTTAATGCGAGTGTAACGAAACTTATTAACGCCAACGGAATACTTGCAATCAACGCACCACCAAAAGCTTGAACCGCCCATTCAGGTGCGTGGGATAAATCAACAATACCTTCCAAACAAGGTAAAATAATTGTAGTGCCCCCTAAAAATCCGACACTTGTAAACGCAACAATCTGTGCGATTTTGTTTATTGTCTTTTCTAACTTAGCATCTCTTTTACTTTCAGTTATTGTTTCATCTTGTAAAGTTGAAACAACCTTATGTTTAAATCCTGATTTTCCAAGTCTTTCATATTCAGAAACCACTAATTGAAGTTCTTCCGGAGTTAAAGAATTTTCAATTTTACTTAAAAATTTATTAACAACTACCGGACAACTTTGGCTTTTTTCATTTTCTTTTATTACTCTTCTAACCAATCTATTCAAATCTGATTCTGTTAATCTTGTTATTCTTGCCATAATATAATTTTATAAATAAATATCTCATATTCATAAAAAACCCCACCTTTTATTAGAAGTGGGGTTTTATAAATTATCTATTTTCTAATTAATATTTTATTTTTTCTCCATTAAATGTGCCAACCCCATTAATAATCCTGTTACTCCCCAACTTATTGCAAACCCCATTGGCATTCCTGTCGCAGAACCAATTGCAATTGCCGCTGGAACACCACCCCAAGCTGCAATATTTCCAGCACCAATAGAATGTAAAATTTCAGCAACTTTTTGTTTAGGATTTTTTTCTTCCGTTTTTCCCTTATTAGAATTTACATAATCTTCAATCATTTCTCCATCTGATTCATAGTCATGTAAACCCATTAATGCAGAATACTGAAGAACCCTTTTATGTATATCTTGAATACTACTATTTTCGTCTATACCCAAATTTGTTAACATTTGTTTAATGTCTTCAATTTCATCTTCTCCCATGTTGTTTAAAATTTGTTCAAGATGATTTTCAACTTTGGGAGAGTCAACAATATTCTCAATTTTTTGAGCTATTTCTTCATCCCTCTGTTCTTTTATAACTCTTTTAACCAAACGACTCATATCTGATTCTGTTAATCTTATTATTCTTGCCATAATATTATTTTTATAAATAAATATCTCATAAAATTAAAAAACCCCACCTTTTATTAGAAGTGGGGGTTAAATTAAAATACTAAATCAAGTTCAGAATCATCTTTTTGTGTTGAAATATATTCGTGTTTAAGATATCCAAGAGATTCAATCATCTTCCTGCCCATCTCAATTCCGTTAAACACATCCTCAATTACAACATATTCATTTGGTGTATGATAATCATAATAACCTATTGAAAAGTTTATACAAGAAAAATCAAATAACCCTCTTAAAGCATAAACATCAGTATAAGGATGAATCATATATCTCATATCATCATTATTCATTCCTTCTGTCAACACCTTATCACATTTATCAAAAAATTCTGATTTTCTGTTAAATAAAATATTGCCATAACATTGTTCTGTAATCATCCAGTTTTCAGGGGCATCAAATTGAATTCCGTACCCAACATTTTCAAAAAACTTTTTATCAGCCTTTCTTGAGCCGTGACATCCTGTTTCTTCAGACACGAAAAACGCGGCTTTAAGATATGGTAATTCTTTTAATAGTTTTAGACAGGCAAATACCCCACATTTATCATCACCACCAATTCCTGTTGGATTACCTTCATTATTATATGCCTTAAGCGATGATTTTAGTTGTCCTTGAGCATTCCTTAAGTTCTCCTCTTTCACATTGATTGTGTCAATGTTATGGACGGTATCTGTATGAGCAATTACACAAGGGAAATAAAAATCATTTGGTGTTTCACCCACATTTTTTGTTGCATATATATTATTATTAAAATCAATATGATATTCTATATTATTGTCAACCAACCAGTTGGCAATATATGCAACCATTCTTTCTTCTTTATATGTCTTGGTGGGAACACTTAATACTTCTTTTAGTAATTCTATATCTTGTTTCATTTAACAAAGATAAGGAAAATAATTAACATCACAAACTTATTTAAAAAGTTTCAAATTTTTTTCTTCAAAAAATGTATTGGGTCAAAAGATTCTTCTATACTTTCAGGTACTATATCGGATAATCCAAATAACTCTGGTTGATATAGAAAATTATTAAACCCATCTTCAGAAAGATTAATATCCTTTTGTTGATGATTTTTTTTATTTCTTAATCTAAGAGAAATGTTTAGAGTTTCTCTGCTAATATCTTTAATAAAAAATTGATACCTTTTATCCTTCGGCAAATCATACCAAGTTTCAAAGGCGAATTTTGATGTAATTTTATTAAGCATTTTCATAAACCCCTCAACATCAAAATCCCCATCTTTAATACCTTCTAAAATACTTTCAAGTTTTCTTTCCACAAAATTATTAAAACTTTCACTATCAAAATATTCACTATTTTGGAATTCATAAGAATTTTCTAGCCAACCCCCAAGTCTATCTGTATTGGTATTTTCAATAATTTTTTTAAATAAAGAAATAAAATCCATTGTCTCAACATTCAATCTTGAATACCACATAATAAGATTTATTGGGGTTGTTGAAATTTCATCATACTCACGATAAATGCGAAATCCAATTGAACTCAAAAAATCATTCAATTCTTTTTCAATTGACTCTTTAGCTGTTTTATTCATCTCATAGTCTTTTTGTATTGCATATTCAGAAAGTATATCATCCATCTCGCTAGGAAATAAATGTAATAACAATTTTGCATTTTCACTATCAATATCTGATTGATTACTATTTAAATTCGGTTTTTTACCTGTTAAATAAATTAAAATTTCTTCTAATGATTTTTTATTATCTTCATTTAATTCACCAAAAATTATATACCCTTCCTTAAAGTCATCCTCAACTTGATATGAATCCATAAAATCATACCCATTACTATATCTATCTGAAACAACTCTTGCAAACCACCCATCATCTTCATTAATATCCAATAAATCAAAAAAAGTTTTATCCTCACCTAAATCAAATATAATTGTATGCTCAGCCTTAGATGATTTACCACCATGCATCACATCAAAAATTTCAACATCAGAATCCAATAACTCATTCTCATCAATTTTACCTTTTGAATATAATCTTAAAGCCTTTAATAATGTAGTATCTTCCTCCTTAGGCTCATCTTCAGATGATTCCAACAATAGTTTTCTAATATTACTTCTTAATCCCACTATCTTTTTATTTATAAATAGTGTTTTAGTTTGGAAATTAAGTATTTATTCTTATCTTTACTTAAGTTATTTGAAAATAATGGGGCAGGTATAGGCATTTGATTTCAGACATCAAGGGTAAGTGGCACGTAGGAGCAGGATTAACTCCTTATAATATGATTCAAACTTTAAATGGCAAAACCATTTCTAAACTTTCTACTCTTGGTCTTATCAGAGAAGAAAGCGTTGTAGCTGCTTAATTAGTAGAGTACGACATTCGGGCCGGTGCACATACGCCTAGGAACACAAGTGCTCACAGTGTAACACCACTGTAGAGTGTTGGAGCACATCAGACGGCTCTTGAAAATCCGGTTTGGGGATTTTTGGAAGTGATTATCTTAATCTGTAACTTCCTATTTGTCAGTTGAGAACTAATTGAATAAACGTGTAGTCATTTATTTTAGAGTAGGAAAGACCGCGGTTCGAATCCGCGCTGCTCCACCTCCACAATCTAATCCCGTCATCTCCACTAAATTTGACGGGATTTTTTATTCATATTTTCACATATAATTTTACATAATTCCCAAACCTCTTCATCAGTCATAGTGTTTTTCATATAGTTGATTGATTTGGAAACCCATCTTATATTACCTTTTTCATATCCTTTATTACTATCTATTCTATCTAATGATGCGGAGTATATTTGACTTGGTTTGTCTTTACTATAAGACATAAGTTCTAATTTAACCCCCGAATAATAACATATACCACTTTGTATATTCCACAACTCTTTCAAGTCCTCTATGGTTATGTTATAATTTTTGTCTCTTTTTTTTATGGTTCTAAAATGATAATTAAATCCTGTGTTTTCGCTTCTTCTATTGTTAGAATGTTGAGTAATATCGTATTTTTTTTTTATATTTAGTAAGTGTTTACAATTATTTATACCAACACAAACTCTAGAACAAAAATTATTTCTACCCAATTTTTCATTCCTTTTAATTTCCGATAATGGTTTTTCAAATTCAACACCGCAATTATTACAGGTACATTTACCCATTTTTCTATCGTAATTTCTTATTCTCATATCTTTTATATATAAATATGTGGATGTTAGGGAAAAGATTGTGGAGACGGGAAAATTTCTTTTTATTTTACAGCATATTTATCATTATGGAATACAAATACAAAATTTCAAACGAAAGATTTAAAAAATTAATTTTCAATTTATTAAATAAAGAATTGGAACGTGGGAGATTTCGTGCTTGGGTAGATTCTTACGGGTATGCTGATGTCCTAAAAAATGATGAGCATGATGGACTTATGGTTGTTGTTAATGAAGAAGAAATAAGACTATACCCCGCTTTATATAAAATGATAATGGAAGCCCTTTCAATGGATGTATATCAAATGGATGACTTTTTAACTGTTTGGGCAACGACTGAATTACCCAAAAAATTCCCTTTAGGTAAACGTTATTTTTTTGGTGATAAATTTGTGGATGTAATTCATTAATTTTTCTTAGAAATTCTGCGAAAGTAGATATATAATCCAAAAAATAGTCCCGCAATACCATACAAAACGAGATTCGCCCTCAATAAAGTCCCTGTCCATAATATCAGAGAATACTGAACTGCATCGAATCCGAATGGATTGAAGAATAATGCCAACATTAGACATATCTGTGATATGTTTCCCTGAAGAGTTGCTCTCCAAGTTTTTGAGGTTCTCACCATCCTTCATATTTTATTGTTTAAAATTTATGTCTAAATGACTATTTTTGTTATATTTAAATAAATATTAGAATATGGTAGATATTAAAAAAATTTTAGAAGAAGAAGGGCCAATGAAAAAATATGATGGAGTTGCACCCGAAGGATTTGTTTTGGTTTGCGAACAAACATTAGAAGATTTAAAAGACTTTGATACATGGAAAGAATGGAAAAATGGTTGCCTATCACTCAAGGAACTGAATAAAAAGAATTTTCTCAATATTTGAATATTTATTGGTATGAGAAATCTTAAAAGAATTAACGAAGAGATTAGTAGAACCAAAAAATTAATGAATATTAAGGAATATTCTCAAGTATATGACAACTATAGTAATGTGAATTTTAAAGATTTTGTTGTTAGTGGATGTAAACCATCTCAGGATGCTATTAATCCTGCTTTATTACAAGATGTTCAAACCGCCGCAAAAAATGCCGGGGTTAATGTTGATATTACAACCGCAGTATCAGGACACAAAAGTTTACCATCAAGACATCCTTCAGGTAATGCTGTTGATATTGCAATAATTAATGGAAAATCAGTTAGTTCATCAAATAGAGGTGATGTAGACAAATTTGTCGCAGAATTAACTAGAATGGGATATGTTAAAAATAGAGAGGTTGGTAATCCAAAGGCTGTTTTAACATTTGGTTTTCCAGGCCACGATACTCACGTTCACGTTTCAAATACATCAGGTTCTCCTGTTAAAGGGATTGAAAATCTTTCTGAACCCGATGGTACTGCATCAACAGCTGCAGCATCTGCAGCAGTAACCGCAGCGTCATCAACAGGGGGAGCATCAACAGGAAGTGATTCAACATTTCGGGGAATGTTAGGTCATACCGATAGTCAACAAATCGCCCCAGATATGAAAGGAACAATAGATGCCTTAAATTCAGTTAAAGAAGAAAAAGTTTATTCAAATTTTGGTAGAGATATATTAAAATCCTCAAATGATTTTAAATTACCTCAAAATAAAAATCATATAATTAAAAGTCCAATTGACGGAGTAATAGAAAATTATTCACGTAATAAGTCTTGTAAAAATCCAATATCAATTAAACATATAGTTGATAGAGAAATCCTATATCTTGAATATTGTGGTATTGATAACCCTATAGTTTCAAGCGGAAATAGAGTATCCAAAGGAACAAAATTAGGTGAAACTAATTCTGATGTAACAATTTCATTATATAATATAACAGGCTCAAAATTGAGTATCAAAAGCTATGAAGATAAAGAAACCACAAATAACTCTGAAGAACTAACAAATAAAAAACCAAATAATTATTCAGAAAAACCTTCTCTTTCACATAAAAAATCAAGTAATTATTCAGAGTTTACAGGAAATGAACTTTCACATAAAAAATCAAGTAATTATTCAGAGTTTACAGGAAATGAACTTTCACATAAAAAATCAAAATATCATTCTGAATTCCCAACAGAATTACTTAAACTCCCATTTAAAGCTCTTTCTAAAGCAGCGAAATCAATTAAAAATAAAATACCAATATTAAAAGATTTAAAATCTGTTACAAGTAAAAAAGTTAACGAAGATATTGAAAGAATTAAAAGATTACTTAAATAAAAAAAACCCACCATTAGGTGGGTTTCTTATTTAAAGAAAAATAATTATCTTTATTTAACTTTTTTTGCAGAATCCACAGGGACAACTGTAGAATCTGTTTTGGTTGTGTCAGAAATAACGATAGTTGAATCTGTTTTTACACAAGTTGTGTCACAAGTAGATACATCAGTTGATTTTCCACCTCCGCAAGATGCCAATGCTACAATCGACAACAATACAAGAACTTTTTTCATAATTTGTTTTTTTTTTTGGTTTATAGTTTTATTTGTCAGTCCATAAATATACAGCTATTTCTGTTAA